TTCTTTAAGTATATCTTTATTATTTAAATAGTTAACTTTTCTCATAAAAACTCCAATGGTTGTAATACATTATAATATACACAGTTAATTTTGTCAACTAAATAACATATAGGAGACAATAATAATGGCACTATTTGGCGGCATAGGACAACAACTTTCATCAGCAGCTTCGCAGGCTCGTAATGCAATATCGCCCCAGCAGTCGGTAAGCAATCTGTTGGGTAGCGCAGCAAACTTTGGTCAAGGTTTAATAGGTCAAGTTGGTGATGCTGTAAAAGGTATAGCCGAGGATGTATTTACCGCTAAGAATTTTATGAGTTTGCTTCGCGGAGGCGGCCTCCCTAAATTTGGAATGCCTGGCGGAGTAGGATTTGCAGATGTTAGTTGGAAAGGAACCGATAATGATGATTGGCGTGTCAGGCTTTCAATGCCTCCTGGCATGGGTCTAGAACCAACTCTTGCAGCAGCATTAGGTAAAACAAGTGGAATGATTTTTCCATACACTCCTGCAATTGTTATGAGTCATAGTGCATCTTACTCACAAGTTAAACCTACACATAGTAACTATCCGTTTCCAGTGTATCAAAACAGCCAACCAGACACTATTCAAATTAGCGGAGACTTTATTGTTGAAAGCGAAGCCGAAGGTGTATATTGGGTTGCCGTAATTCATTACTTAAGAAGTGTTACTAAGATGTCTTATGGAAATTCAAGCAATCAAGGTTCGCCTCCTCCAGTGGTACAACTTAATGGGTATGGTGACTTTGTATTTAAAAATGTACCAGTAGTAGTTACACAATTTACTTGCGATTTAACTCCTGATGTTGATTACATTTATGTAAAATCTTTAGATACATGGGCACCGACAAAGTGTTCAGTTGCTATACAGTTAATGCCAACTTACAGTAGACGAGCTGTGCAGCAATTTAGCTTAGACAAATTTGTCAGTGGCGGATATGCTAAAGGCAACGGACAAGGATTTATCTAATGGCAGCATATATCGGAACCAGTCCATGGTATAATACATCTACTCAAGACGGACAGTATCTTGACATATTAAAAATACGTCCAATTCCTGCAGAATCAGATGATGTATTAATTACAATACAGCCTCAGTATACGCATCGCCCTGATTTACTTGCTTTTGATTTGTATGGCGACAAAGATCTTTGGTGGGTCTTTGCACAACGTAATATGGAAATACTTAAAGATCCTATATTTGATTTAATTGCAGGTATCCAAATTTATGTGCCAAAAGGCGACGCACTTACAAGGACACTAGGGATATAATATGGCATTAATTCCACAGAATTTATCAAATCGTTTAAAAGCAGTTGGCAGAGATGTAGAAACTGAAGTAGCTTCAGCCGCAAACCAGTTCCGTCAAAGTGCTAATATAGCAGTAGACGGTGTTGTAGATTCTGTAACAGGATCTATGCAAGAATTACAAGGTGCAACAGTTAACTTAGCAAATAGTTTAAACGGTTTAACTGGCCCAGGGATTGGTCAAAGTATTGTTGGCAATATTGCTAACGGAATAGGATCATCTTTAGTAAACGGTATTAAGGGCGGCATTGGTGGGTTCTTAGGAGCAGCCTTTGGCGGCGGATTTGGTAGTGTATTTGGAGGTGCCGGCAAACAGCCAAATCCTTTAGAACAATTTGCAAGTTACAATTATGTGTTTACGTTAGGCTGTCTAAGTGATTTTGAATTAAACTTCCCTGATCTAACCTATCGAAGAAGAGATCCAGGAGTAGTAATATTAAGAAGCGGAGGCGGCCCAACTCCGGGCAGTGCTACGCTATATGAATCAGCAGGCAAAGTAGAATATTTTATAGATGATGTAGAAATAGAAACAATAGTAGCAGGTAATCCTAATTCACGATCAACAAATGCAACTAGTATAAGTTTTAAAGTAACTGAACCATACAGTATGGGATTATTTTTACAATCATTACAAGTAGCAGCTAAAAGAGCAGGACAGCCCAATTATATTGAAGCACCGTTTTTACTTTCAGTAGAATTTAAAGGATACGATGACGGCAATAATTATATCCATGCTAGCAATTTGCGTAGAATGTTTCCTTTAAAATTTGTAAATATTGAATTTGAAGTAGCAGAAGGCGGTAGTGTATATACAGTACAAGCAATACCATACCACGAAGTTGCATTAACAGATGAAACACAAAATACTCACACTGATTTAAGTTTTGCTGGAGCAACAGTTGCAGAAATGTTGCAAACTGGCGCCAAAAGTTTAACTAGTGTATTAAACAATAGAGAAATAGCTGCTGAACGTGCTGGCAAAGTTAAAAAAGGAAACCAGTACGTTATAATGTTTCCAACTACTAGTTCGTCTGCACAAGAATCAACTCAGTTTATGATGGGACAACCTGAACAAGCTGACGATACTGCAACTACTAGAGAATTTACAGACGAAGAAATAAAAAGATACTATGTATCTACAACCGGTGACACTGAAGGGCCTGTTCCTGTTGATTATAGGAATGAAATAGCTAATGCAGCAGGTATAACAGTTAAAAGATCTAGTTTTGGCGAAAATATTCGAGAATATGCTGAACGATCAATTAATATAAATGAAATAGGACAATCTAAGATTGTTAATGCTAATACTGACGGCGGCACCCGTCCAATGCAAACTCCTACCAACGCTGAAAACGAAGACACTAAAGGTGAAGTTAACTGTTGTTTAGTAAACTTAACAGGCGACATTAGGCAAGCTACATTTTCTTCAGGTAAAAAAATTCAAACTATAATTGAAGAAATTATTATTACAAGTGAATTTGGCAGAAGCATTGCATCAAAGAAACCTGACTCGAATGGAATGATTCCGTGGTTTAGAATCGAATCACAAGTTTTTAATGCAGATTCTACAGCTGAAGTTGTTTCAACAACTGGTATTCCTTCGAGAATATTTGTTTATCGAGTAATACCGTACCTTGTTCATATTAGTAAATTCCAGAGCCCGAGTCAAAGCAGTCCTGGTATTCCGCAGTTAAAAAATCAGGCAATAAAAGAATACAATTATATATACACTGGAAAAAATAAAGACGTCATTGATTTCAATATCAAATTTGATGCAGCATTTTTTACAAGTATTAATGGCGATATGGGACAGATGGGTTCTGATAGCAAACAATCAGTAACACAGGAAACAACTGCAACTGGTCCTAATGTATCTCCAGGAGTATCTCCAGGAAACACTCAAGCGGGTGAACTAGGAAGAGCGCAATCTGCTGTTGCAGGTCCAAATAGACGAGACGGTGGCATTGGATTTTTAAGTCCAGAATCACAAATTGCTCGAAGTTTTAATGAAGCATTAATGAACAGTCCTGTAGACTTAATTGCAGTAGATCTAAAAATATTAGGAGATCCGTATTACATTTGTGATAGCGGAATGGGAAATTATAACGCACTTCAAGTTCCAGGAATTTTAAATATTACTAAGGACGGTACAATGAATTATCAAAACGGAGAAGTTGATATAGAAATCAACTTTAGAACTCCGTTAGACTATGGTCCTACAGGATATATGGATTTTCCAGGTGGCGGAACTGCTCCTGTAGGAGAATTTAGTGGATTGTATCAAGTTTTATTTTGTAAAAATGTGTTTAGTAACGGAGAGTTTACACAAGAACTCCAGACAATTCGTAGACAACGACAAAACTCGGCATTTACTGCTCCTTCACAATCCGGTATTCTTAATACTGATAATGCAGGAACGCAAATAGCACCAACCCCAGCTAATCCACAAGTTGGCGCAAATTCGGAAGGTGATGCTGGCGAAGCAGCAGCAAGGGCAAACGTAAATGGCGCTAATACTGCTGATCCTGGGTTTATACCTAGCAGACCAGCAAGTGCTCCTAGTCCATCTGCTGGCAGCACATACGACGATGCACCTCTAAGAGCGCTTAGAGCAAGACAAGCAGCTAATGCCTCTGCACAACAACAATCAGGACCGTTCTAAGGAATAAACAATGGCAGGACAAGATACTAGAACCCCAGACGCACAACCAAAGACGAGTTCATTTGACGGCCCTGGGCCGTTTATGGCAATTGTACGCAATCATTTAGATACTGAGTACATGGGATCTCTTGAGGTTGAACTTTTAAAAACAACAACTGAAGGCAACACGACTGATGCTACTGGAGAATTGGCAACAGTAAGTTATCTAAGTCCTTTTTATGGAATTACACCGTATAGCGGAACAAGTGACAATGAAGGTTTTGATTATACACAGAAAAGTTACGGTATGTGGGCAGTTCCGCCAGATGTTGGATCAACTGTCTTAGTTATATTTGCAGAAGGAAATAAAAGTCGAGGCTTCTGGTTTGGATGTGTACAAGAAAAGTTTATGAACTTTATGATACCAGGCAACGGTAGTACAAAGAATAATAAAACAGATCAAGCTAAAGTATTACCAGTAGGTGAGTATAATAAAAGAAATGAACCTGGATCTGGCAATCAGCCTACTACTTTCTTAAAACCAGTCAACGATGATGCAGTTACACAACTCACTCGGGCAGGTCTAATTAATGATCATATAAGAGGAACTACAACATCGAGTGCTAGACGAGAAGTACCTAGTATGGTATTTGGTATGAGTACTCCTGGACCGTTAGATCGTAGACCTGGTAAACCTAGAGTTAAAGTCGGCGGCGAAAATGCACAAACAGATATGCCAGCATCAAGACTTACGGGATCAAGTTTTGTAATGGACGACGGTGACCCTAGTTTATTTAGAAAAGGACCTGCTGCATCAACTCCTAGTGTATATGCATCATTGGCTGATGGCGGCGACCCTATGATTCCTGCTAATGAATTGATAAGACTTAGAACACGTACAGGACATCAAATATTGATGCATAATTCTGAAGACTTAATTTACATTGCACATGGCAGCGGGCAAAGTTGGATAGAAATGACACCTCAGGGTACAATTGACGTATATTCATCAGGGTCTATTAATTTTAAATCTGGCGGTGATATTAATCTAGCTGCTGGCGGCAATGTCAACATCGGCGCAGCTGGTGCTATTAACCTAAATGCTCCTACAACTAATGCAAATAATATTGGAGTTACAGGAAATTTAGATGTCAGTGGAACACTAAAAGCATCTACAGTAAGTGGTGTAAACGTAAAAGCAACACATCCTCATTTGCAAAGCGGTGGAGCTGCCGGAACTCCAACAGCACCAGCGGCTCCAGGATCAGGATCAGGCGGCAGCACTCCTGCTGCAATAAAAGATACATTTGAAGCATGCGTAGCAGCGACTGCTCCTCCGTCAGCTGGTGCAAGCTCAGAAGGCACTGCTGGCGAAGCAGAAGCAAGAGCAAATGTTACGAGTACACCATCGAGAACAGGTGCAGATACTGCGGATCCTGGACTACCTACAACAACGGCACCTACTACTGTTCCGCCACCGATATATTCAGGCCCAGGATCTTCAGTAGGAACAGGTGGATCAGCAACAGTTACAAGTACACCGTCAAGAGACGACCCGCTTCCTTAAGGTAAATACAGTATGAGCACATTAGAGAAAAAACTTTATAAAGAAATTACAGTAAAAGGTAACACTCGCCCTGACTACGGTATAGGCGAAAAAACTTATAAAGGATTCTCTACAGTTAATCCTGATAATATCGGGTTTCAGTTGTATGATTTGCAAATTGTAAAACAAGATATTATTAACCACTTTCACATTCGTCAAGGCGAACTTCTTAGCAATCCTAACTTTGGAACAATTATATGGGACATTTTATATGAACCATTAACTGAAAGCCTTAAGCAGATTATCGCCGAAAATGTAACTACTATTATTAACTATGATCCTCGAGTTAGTGTTACTAGTATTACAGTTGATCAGTACGAAAGCGGCATACAAATAGATGCAACACTTATATTTTTACCCTACAATATCGCTGAAAATATGCGACTAACGTTTGACCAAAACAACGGATTTTTAGCCAACTAATTATATACGTGGTTTATTCAAATTAATAAATACACTATAAGTTAGAGGAAAGCAAATCCATGTCAAGTACAGACAGACAAAACCGTTTATTAGTAGCAGAAGATTGGAAACGTATCTATCAGAGTTATAGAAACGCCGACTTCAAATCATACGACTTTGACAATCTTCGTCGTACAATGATCAATTACATTCGTCAAAACTATCCAGAAGATTTTAACGATTATATTGAATCATCAGAATACCTTGCACTTATTGATCTAATTGCTTTCCTAGGTCAAAACATTGCATTCCGTACTGACTTAAATGCTAGAGAAAACTTTTTAGAGCTTGCAGAACGTAGAGAATCAGTTCTCCGTCTTGCTCGTTTGCTGTCGTACAATCCTAAACGTAATCAAGCAGCTAATGGATTGCTTAAAGTTGACTCAGTTAGCACAACTGAAAGTGTTAGAGATTCAAACAACCTTAATTTAGAAAATCAAACGATTACATGGAATGATCCTAGTAATCCTAACTGGCAAGAACAGTTTACTAAAATTTTAAATGCAGCACTTCCAGTTAATTCTAATATTGGTCGTCCTGCTAAAAAAGATGTTGTTTCTGGAGTTCCGACAGAACAATATAGACTAAACAGTGCAAACAGTGACCTCCCAGTATACGGATTTAACAAAGCAATAGGTGGTACTACTAGTAGATTTGAAATTGTATCAACTGACATTGACAATGGCGAAATTAAAGAAGAAGCGCCATTTCCTGGAAATAATTTTGCATTCCTTTATAGAAATGACGGCCGCGGACCTGCAAGCTCGAATACTGGTTACTTTTGTCACTTTAGACAAGGTGCAATGGATCAAGGTACATTTACTGTTGACAATCCAAGCACTAATCAAGTTGTTGCAATTGATGCAACTAATATTAATAACTCTGATGTATGGCTTTATAAAGTTGACAACTATGGTTTAGAAGAAGAACTATGGTCAAAAGTTGATGCGGTTGAAGGCAACAATGTAATTTACAATAGTTTAAGCAAGAGTATTAGAAACATCTATAGTGTACTTACAAGAGCTAATGACAGAATTAGCTTAATATTCTCAGATGGCACGTTTGGTAACTTGCCACAGGGTAATTTTAGAGTTTATTATAGAACAAGTAAAAATCAAAGATTAATTATTGAGCCAGCAGATATGCGCGGTGTAAGTATTAAGATTCCTTATTACAGCAAAACAGGTAAGTCTGAACAACTTACAATGGTATTCCGTTTAAAATATACAGTTGACAATGCAAGTACAAGCGAATCAAGTGCAAGTATTAAAAGAAATGCACCAGCAACATACTACACACAAAACAGAATGATAACTGCTGAAGATTATCAAATTGCTCCATTGAGTATCAGTCAAGAAATCATCAAAGTAAAAAGTGTTAATAGAACAGCTAGCGGCATTAGTCGTTATCTAGACTTAGTTGATGCGACTGGAAAATACTCTAAGACCAATTTGTTTGGCATTGACGGTATTGTTACTAAAGAATTTTTAACACCTAAATCTAAATTTAGTTTTATTACTAAAACAGATATTGAAGGTGCTATTGCTAATATTATAGAACCTATACTTAGTGATAAAAAAGTAAGAAATTATTATTATAATAGTTTTCCTAAAACACTAGTGGCAGATTTAAGAGTAGCGTGGAACAGTCAAACAATTGATACTAATCAAAATACTGGGTATTTTACAAACTCGGTTGGCACACGATTACAGTTAGGAACATTTACTGCGAGTACTTTAAAATTATTAAAACCGGGCACACTTGTAAAATTTATTGCACCCGCAGGATCTTATTTTCAGAGTAATAATGACAATGCCCTAGAAATAGGCGATGCTAATGTAGCAGGCGCAGTTACATACAAATGGACTAAGATTATTAGTGTTGCCGGAGACGGAACTGCTACAAATGCAGATGGTACCGGACCTGTACTATTAAATGATAACATCCCAGAAGGATCTATCCTATCACAAATTATCCCTCGATTAGCAACTGAACTACAATCGGCAGTATCTTTACAGGTTATTGATCAAGTATTTGCATATAATAGCTTTGGTTTAAGATTTGATGTTAACTTAGGAGAATGGCGCCTAGTTACTACTAATAACTTAAATGTTGATAGCCCGTTTAGTATTGGTAAAACTGGTGACACCTCAAATCAACAATTAGATTCAAGTTGGTTATTATTATTTGAAACTGACGGAGAAACATATACAATTACTTATAGAGGTAGTAGATATGTATTTGAAAGTGCAGAAGAAATTAGATTTTACTTTGACAGTTCAGATAAGATCTATAATAACAGAACTGGAAAAATTATTAAAGATAAAATCTCTGTACTCAATATTAACAAGCAACCTGATTCTACTAGTCCGTTTACAATTGACTTTGATTGGGAAATTGTTGAAGAATATAGAGATGCTGAAGGATATGTAGACAGTAGTAAGATTCAAGTTAGTTTCTTTGACGATGATGACGACGGAGTAGTTGATAACCCTGAACTATTTGACGAAATTGTTAACGAAACTGTTAATAATTTAACAAAATATGTATTTCAAATAAAGTCTACTACACTCGACGGCGTTGAAGAATTTAATTATATATCGACAGATGTTCCGACTTCTGAAGGATTGTATACCTTTACAGATGGTACTGGAAGTATCAAAGTTATTGCGACTAAAGATCAATTAAGCAATACGACAATTTATAATAATGGACAAATATTTTATTTTATAGCTGAAGACTTATTCCAAGTATTAAACAAAACAACAGGCAATCTTGTTACTTCACAAAACTATCGTGCTAAAATTGGTAGAGACAAACTAAAATTCCATTATGTGCATGCAGCGGATGCAAGCACTAGAATAGATCCTAGTGTAAGTAATATAGTAGATGTTTATCTATTAACAAAATCATACGACAACGATTTTAGATCATATATTGAAGGTACAGTTACTACTAAACCGCTTGCACCTAGCAGCGATCAATTATATTTAAATTACGGACAACTGCTTAATAACATTAAGTCAATTAGTGACGAAATTATATATCATCCAGTTAAGTATAAGATACTATTTGGAGAAAACGCACCTTCCGATCTACAAGCAAAATTTAAAATTGTAAAGAACCCTGATATAGTGATTAATGACAACGAAGTTAAAACACGAGTAATTGCAGCAATTAATGAATTCTTTGCACTTGAAAATTGGGAATTTGGTGAAACATTTTATTTTACAGAACTAAGCACTTATGTTATGCAACAGCTATCACCTAACTTAGTGACATTTGTAATTGTTCCAAATCAAGCTTCTAGTACTTTTGGAAGTTTGTTTGAAATAAAATCAGAAGTTGATGAAGTGTTTATAAGCGGCGCATCAGTTGCCGACATTGAATTAATTGATAGCATAACTGCTACAAGACTTCGATCAACTGGATCAATTGTAACAGACGCTACGTCTGTTAATACAGGGATACAAAGCAGTGGACTATCAACCGGAGGGACTAACTAATAATGTCTTACGATAACGATCAAAATGAACAAGCGTTGCCAGCAGATGGAAATAATAAACGCAAAAGTGAATCTTTCCTTCCGAGATTCTTTAGAACCTCTCCTAACAAGAAGTTTTTAAATAGCACACTTGACCAACTAATACAACCAGGTGTTGTTGAAAAACTTAACGGATATGTTGGTAGAGAAACTGCAAAAGCGTACACTGCAACTGACAATTATATTGGCGATATATCAGCTGATAGATTTAACTATCAGCTTGAGCCAGCAGCAGTTATTAAAGACAACTTAGATAATGTTACTTTTTATAAAGATTATAATGACTTTGTAAATCAATTAAACAATTTTAATAAAGCTAACGATAACCATAGCGTATTCAACCAGCAAGAATATTATGCATGGAATCCTAGTATTGACTGGGATAAGTTTAGTAATTTCCGTGAATATTACTGGTTGCCATTAGGTCCGCAAACTGTTGGTGTTGCAGGTAATACAATTGATGTTGAAAGTACATACACAGTTCGTGTCGGCGACAACGTTGATAATAACACTTATATCTTTAGTCCAGACGGGTTAACACAAAATCCTACAATTACTCTATATAGGGGAATTACTTATAAGTTTGATATTGACACTCCAAATTTACCATTTACAATTAAAACTAAGAAAACTCTTGAAGCTGGATTTGAATTAGATAGTTCAAGTATTCTTGTGCTCGAAGGAGTAAGCGTTCAAGGTTTAGAAAAAGGAATCAGTACATTACAATTAGGAACAGATACTCCTGACGTACTATATTATGTAGCAGCAAATGATTTAGAAGCTAGCGGAACTATTATTGTTAAGGATATCAGTGAAGCAACATTTATTGATGTTGAAAAAGAAGTTTTAGGCAAGCGTTTTTATAAAAGTAGCAACGGTGTAGAACTATCAAATGGAATGAAGATTGAATTTACGGGCGAAGTAGAGCCTGTGTCTTATTCTGAAGGTACATACTATGTTGAAGGAGTTGGCGACAAAATTAAACTAATTGCTGAAGCTAGTTTAAATGTTCCTACTGCATTCACTGCTGATATCGATGTAGAATTTGATGCACAAGGATTTGATAGATTACCTTACAGTGTTGCAATTGGTTATCCTGAAGATAAAGATTACATTGTAATCAACCGTTCAAGTAATGACGGAAACCTATGGAGTCGTTATAATCGCTGGTTCCACAAAAGTGTTGTTGAAGCAAGTGCAGCAGCAAATGGACAAGAAGTTGAACTTGATCAGTTGCAGCGTGCAAAACGTCCTATTATTGAATTTGAAGCAAATTTAAAATTAAACAACTTTGGTACTTTTGCAAAAGTAGATGTTGACGTAGTTGATGATTTTACAACTGATGTATTTTCTACTATTGAAGGATCACCGGGCTACAATGTCGACGGAGTTGATCTTGCTGATGGCATGCGTATTATGTTTACTGCTGATACTGACACGTTAGTAGCAGGCAGAATTTTTAAAGTAACATATATTAATTTTTCAAGTGGTTCGGCAACTAATAGACAAATTACTCTAGTTCCAGAAACAGATTCTATTCCACAAACTAACGAAGTAGTATTAGTATTAAATGGTACAACGTACAAAGGTAAAATGTTGTACTATACTGGCACAGAATGGAAACTTACACAAGACAAAACACAAGCTAATCAACCGCCATTATTTGATATATTTGATGGTGACGGCAATTCATATTCTGACATTACAGTTTATGAATCCTCAACATTTACAGGAAACAAAGTATTCAGTTATAAGACCGGAACAGGTACAGCAGTTGATAGTGAATTAGGATTTCCTATCTCTTATAGAAATATTAACAACGTAGGTGATATTGTATTTGACTTTAACTTATTAAGTGGAGCGTTTACATATACAGTTAATAATGATTCTTTTACTAAGAATACTGATATTGGATTCTTAAGAAAATATTCAAGTTTAGAAACATATACTACGTTAACAGGTTGGAAGAAAGTCAATACGCCGAGCGAGCAGTTGGTAATTAGACAGTATGTATTTGATAATACTAGCACAGGGTTTACTATTGATGTTTATGATAATAGTGGTCTATTGTCTGATCTATGGACACGAGTTTACTTAAACAATAAACTACAGTTTGAAGATGTTGATTACATAATTAGTAATGACATTAATAATAATGCAGTTGTAACATTTACTAATTCTCTTACATTAAATGATGTAGTTATTATTAAGACACGTTCTGCAACAGTTAAAAATGATAACGGATATTATGAAATACCAGCCTCGTTAGAAAGAAATCCGTCTAACGAAAATATTACAGAATTTACATTAGGCGAAGTTAATGATCATGTTGCTACAATTATAGAACAATCAGATAACTTTGTAGGAACATATCCAGGACCTAGTAATTTGCGCGACTTGGGAAATGTTACAGAATATGGTCGAAGATTTGTACAACATAGTTCGCCGATGAACTTAGCATTGTATCATATGTTAGATGATGATGCAAATGTCGTTAAAGGCTTAAAGTTTGCAATGAATCAGTATTCAACTTTTAAGCGTCTGTTCTTGCAATTAGCAGAAGATATCGAACTAAGTGGTAATATTAAAAATCAAGTTGATTTAATTTTAACAGAAATTAATAAAGATAAAACTTCGTCACAGCCGTTCTATTTCAGTGACATGGTGCCTACTGGAGCAACTAGAAAATTAACAACGGTAGTTATTGATGCCGACGAAGTATTTTATCCATTATCTAAAGCATTCTCGTTATCTACACCGTCAAGAGTAGCAGTACAAGTATACCTTAACGATGTTCAGATGATACACGGGAAAGATTATACATTTAATAGCGAAGGTTACATATTATTAACTGCAACTAAGCAGCCTGACGATGTTGTTGATATTTACGAGTATGAAACAACTAACGGTAGTTTTGTACCTCCTACTCCTAGTAAACTAGGATTATACCCTGCATACGAGCCTACAAAGTATTTAGATAACACGTATCTAGTACCTAGAGAAATTATCCAAGGACACGATGGCAGCAAAATTGCAGCATTTAATGACTACCGTGATGAGTTAATACTTGAGCTTGAAAAACGTATATTTAATAATATTAAAGTATCTTACGATACTAATTTCTTAGATATTCATAGCTTAATAGGCGGTAACTATAGAAACACACAGGTTACTAAAACGCAGATTGACAGAGTTATGTTAGCTGACTTCCTACAGTGGTCAAAACTTATCGATCAAGATTATACGTTGCATGATTTCTTTGACAGATCAAATTCGTTTACATTTAACTATGCCGGTAGCACAAGTCCTACAGGTGCTACACTTCCAGGATTCTGGAGACAAATTTATCAGCAAGCATATGATACTGATCGCCCGCATACTCATCCGTGGGAAATGCTTGGTTTTACAATTATGCCTGCGTGGTGGGAAACACAATACGGTCCTGCTCCTTATACTAAAGAAAACTTGTTGCTATGGCAAGATCTTGAAGCAGGTATTGTAAGACAGCCAGGCGTGAAGTATGTAATACGCAACAATTATAAGCGTCCAGGACTATTGCGTCATATTCCAGTTGACAGCGAAGGCAATTTAATGTCTCCGATTGAATCGGGATTTATTAATTACTTTGATAATCAATTATTAGACGAAAGTTTTGTATTCGGTGACGGCGCCCCAGTTGAAACCGCATGGAGATCAAGTAGTCAATATCCATTTAGTGTAATTACAGCATTTGCAATTAATAAACCTCATATGTTATTTGCTAATGGTTTTGACAGAATTCATCAAGTTCGTAATAATTCAAATGAGTTAGTTTATGCTACAACTGGTACAAGAATCCAATTAGCTGACATAGTATTTCCTAACACATATGAAGATACTACTCAAGTTTATACTAGCGGTATAATAAATTATATTGCAAACTATCTAGCTTCTGATGTAACAGCATCGTACACTAAGTACAAATCAAATATTACATCTATTAAAAATCAACTAGGATACAAACTAGCAGGATTTACTGATAAAGATAAGTTTAGATTAATATTAGATAGTCGCACTCCTTTAAATGAAGGCAATGTATTTGTTCCAGATGAAAACTACAAAATTTTCTTAAACACAAGTACTCCTATTAAAACTGTTTCGTACAGCGGTGTTATTATTGAACGCAGAAGCGACGGTTATGTTATTAAAGGATATGACACTAGTATTGCATCGTTTAAATATTATGCAGCAATTTCTACCCAAGCTGATCCTAGTATCAACATCGGCGGAATAAGCGAAAGCTACCTAACATGGGCTGCTGGTAAACAATACATTGCTGGCCAAAATATTGAATATCAAGGTTCTTACTACCGAGCAAAATCTAATTTTACAAGCAGTACAGAATTTGATACAACTAACCTCAGTAAACTTGCATCGTTGCCGTTAATTGGTGGTAGAAACGCATTTGTAAGAAAAAAGTTTAACAAGAATATTGTTCTAGAAGCAGATTATGGTCAATTATTTGTTACTATTCAAGATGTAGTTGACTTCTTATTAGGTTACGGCGAATACCTAATGGATCAAGGATTTGTGTTTGATTACTACGAAGGTGATGCAAAAGTTGTACTAAACTGGCGACATAGTGTAAATGAATTTTTATTCTGGACTACACAAAATTGGGGCGAAGGTAGTGTTATTACATTAAGTCCTGCGTCTACACAATTAAAATTTGTAACAGAATATTCTATGGTAGATAACATCTTTGATGGCACATACGGATATACGTTATTAAAATCAGATGGCACTCCGTTAGTGCAGGAATTTTCATCACTAGGCCGTTCTCCTAATGAGTTTGTTATCAGACCAAGAAATACAGCAGACGGAGTATTTGCTGTTAAACTTCCACTTGTACAAAAAGAACATGTTTTATTAATTGATAACAAAACTGTTTTCGGCGATGTAATTTATGATACACAGCCTGGTTATAGACAAGAGAGAATTAAAGTTCTTGGCTATGTTACACAAGAATGGGACGGTAGCTTAAACATTCCTGGTTTTGTATATGACGATGCTACAGTTACTAATTGGGAAAGTTGGACCGATTATGCAATAGGAAGTATTGTAAAATATAAAGAATTTTATTACAGTGCATCAACTAAGTTATCTGGAACAGAAAACTTTAATGCATCTGATTGGAATCGTTTAGAGGCAAAACCAGAAGCTGGATTATATGCAAACTTTGAATACAAGACAAATCAATTTGCAGATTTTTACGACTTAGACTCGGATAATTTTGATACTGAACAACAGCGCATGGCTCAGCATCTAATTGGTTACCAAAAGCGTCAATACCTTGAAAATATTATTAATGACGATGTAAGTCAATATAAATTCTATCAAGGCATGTTGCAGGACAAGGGAACTAAGAACTCCCTAACAAAACTATTTGACGTATTAAGTAGTAACGATAAAGATAGCTTAGAGTTCTACGAAGAATGGGCAATCAAAGATGGTCAATATGGAGCCAGCGACGGATTTGAAGAATTTGAATTATTATTAGATGAAAGTAAGTTTAGACTTACTCCGCAGCCTATTGACCTTGTAACAAGCACTACCGGTACTGAAACTGATCTAGTTTACAGAATTCTTCCATACGAAGTTTATCAGAAAACTCCTAATTATGATCATAAGCCGTTTCCAGAAAAATATGTAGATACAAGTTATGTAAAAAATGCAGGGTACGTAAATCCTCAAGATGTCCGCGGTATTGCTACGTCATATAGTAATATTGCCGACTTTGCGTTTTCAGATATTAGACAAAATGATTATATCTGGATCGGCAATGATAATCTTGATTGGAATGTTTACAAGCACATTGACACTGATTATATAGTTGAATCGGTATCAGAAGGAACTACTCAGTTTACACTAACACTTACTAAAACTCCGACTGATATTGCAGTTGGCGATGTTATTGGATTACATAGTTTTAGCAATTATGTTGAGTATAATGCTGAAGATTCAACAGCAGCATCGACTACAGAAAAATTTGATTTAGAAGGATTTTATACTGTAGCTTCTATAACTGGTAGCAAGATTGCAGTAACAACGTCAGCAGCACAAACTGAAATACCAGAGTGCGTTGGATCTATTACCCGCTTCTTGAAAGTACGTGCTTCTAATATAACGGAAGCAAATACAATTGTACAAAAAAGTCTAACACCTAGTGATTATATATGGATCGATGATGTTAATGGTGTTGGTAAATGGGCAGTACTTAAAAATGAAAATTCGTTTATAGAGAAGTTACGATTAACTAAACCGTCTAATTCTTTAGATATCTCGTTTGGTACTGCATTAAGTGTTGATGATAGAAATACTACATTAATTGTTGGTTCACCTGATGAAGGCGACGGCAGAGTTTATGTTTACAATCGTGCTGCTGATTCGTTAGCCTTTGTGCAAACACAAGTAATAGAACCATTTAAATATGGTGATGATTTAGAACGCTTCGGCGCAGCAGTAGCAATTAGTCCAGACGGTGCGTATGTAATAGTTGGTTCACCTAATGCTTCTAACGTAAAAACAAAATATGCAGGCGAATTTGTCGCAGGCGATGATTATGTTAAAGGATCAGTTGTTTCTCAAGGTGAGCAGTTGTGGAAATCATTAGTTAGTATTCAAGGTGCTACTGCAAACATTGAATTTAATAGTTTTAATTCGATGGCCAATATTGTAGATAATTTAGACATCGAGTCTAATGCTACATCCACTATACAAGGGTTATTAGTAGGTAATTATGCAATTAATCCAAATACTGGAGCATTAGCATTTACAACTATTCCTACAAATCACTTGTTGGTTAGAGCACCTTTTGAGCAATATCAAGGTAGTGGAATTAATGACCAAATTAAATTAGCATGGAATCAAATAACATATGCTAACCAATCATTAGCGCCGCTCGAATCTCGTGAGCCGTTTAACGGGTCATTTGCAGAAATTGATGCAACGTTTTTACAACAGACACACACTATACAAAAGAAAATTGATGTAGTGTTATATATTAATGCTTCGACTAATCAACCAGAAATTGGTGATATATTACAAACACAAACTGCGTTCGGTACAGTTGATTATGTGTATTTAAGTGGTGCTGAAACAATAATATACTTAACAAATGTTAATGGTAGTTTTGAAACCAATGACAGTTTGTTTAGAGACGACGGCGACTTTATTGGAGAATATATTAAGCAAGGACCTACTGACAGTATCGATACAGGTACTGAGCTTGGCGGCTTCTGGTTTATTAATACTCCGTCTTATACTCCTACAATATTTACAGAAAATGTAGATCAAGCTAGAGCCCTTGTAGTATATGATGTTATTCCAGACGGTATAGATACTAATAGACTATTTGTTAATTCTTTAGATTACAAGCCTAATATAATAAGCAGTCAAAATACTTATAATGCGTATATCGAAAAATTAAGTTTTCGAGGACTTCCAGGACCTGGAGGATCAAACGACGATTTCTTAAGTAGTTTATATGTAGTTAGAGCTCCTAGTGCAGTTAGTGTAACTCCGGGATCTACACTTAATTTATATGTTAATCAATTACCAATATACGACAGTGGCATTGTTCGTGACTTAACAACTATTGGACTATCGACAACTGTTACTAATAAATTGCAAACAGTGTACGATGTGTGGGACGGTTATATTAACCTCAATTTTACAAAATTTGATGCAGGCAATAACCCGTATGAACCTAAAGTTGGTCAAACAGTAAGAGATTTAAAAACTGGTGCAACTGCTATAGTCGCATATTATCAGAGAAACAACCTTAATGCAACATTATTTGTTAAGAATGTATCTGGTACGTGGAGTAACGGCGATGTATATGCTGATAATACTGAAATTGAATTCTTAGCAATTCCAGGAGATCCTAGCCCTACATATCAAGCCGACAGAACAATAGGCCAAGTACAATATGTAAGTTTAGGATTACCGAGCGAAGGCATAGGTAAACTGTTAGTATTTGATGCCGGCGCAGATATAGCAATAACTTTAACTTCAAGATTATTAGATATAGAATATTGGTTCTATACTTCTGGAACAGTATTAGGTATTCCTAGACTAGCTAATACTCCAAGTGCATCTAATAATGAATGGACTCAAGTATACCAAATCACTGCCGAAGCAACTGGGACTCCTAGTAGTCTTACTAATGAAGGATTATATACACTTTATTCAAGAGCTGCTCCTGGTAGATACAATCCTGTAGCAAGCTATACAGTTCCTGAAAAGCAATCTAACCTTAAACTTGGTAGTAGTGTAAAGATTACCAAATACAACGATTTGTATAGAGGATTTGTTCATGCCGAAGGTACTAAAAGCACCAGCTTACCGGGCAGATTGTACTTCATTAAGAAAGGTGAAGAAAACGGATTAACATACAACTGGGATTATGCAAAGAATAAAACTTTTAAAGGTACATTTAGTACAGGAGCTAACTACTTTACAAATGATATAGTATATCTAAATAATAATTTATATATTGCAAAAACTAATCTTGCTGCGGGAGCATTTAATTCTAACGATTGGATATTAACGCCAGACTTAGTTGATTACGTTGGATACATTCCAAATTCTACAGGTTTGCGTGTAGGATCAAATAGCAATGTAGTATTAGATCAAACAGGTTTAGAAGAAATTGCATCGCAATTTGATGTTGCAACATCTGGAGAAGTATTAATTGTAAATGCATTATATGATGTTACTAAACCTAATCAAGTTGTAGTTTACAGATCAAACAATGGGCAGTTTGAAAAGTCACAAGAGTTAGAAGCACCTGATAAAACATCGGCATTTGGTCAAGCAATAGCAATATCAGACGACGGAACTGTGATTGCAATTAGTGCTCCGTTAAATGATGACCTCCTTGCTGATCAAGGTGTAGTTTATATATACAAGCAAGTTAATGGAGTATTTGAATTATCACAAATATTAAATAGTCCTAAAAATGAGCGTGCAGAGATGTTTGGCTGGAAATTACAGTTTGACGGTGAGAAACTACATATCTCTGCTAGAAATGCAGATTCAGATGCTAAGACATATTTTGACAATTACCAAACTGTGTTTGACGGCAATTTTACAAGTTTTAAAAATATAATTGCTGACGTAGGAGTTGTATATGTTTACGAAAAAGTATCGTCAGCGATGATACTTGCACAAACAGTACAAATAGCAGATGCTGACGTAAATTACTTTGGCAGAAATATACTTGCTAAAAATAATCACTTATATGTTGGATTACCTAATAAAATTGATGGATCTAGAATTGGACAAGTATTAGATTTTTCTAACAACAAATTTAGTACAATGTGGACTACGCATAGAGTTGCTAAACCAACAGTTGATATTGATAAAATTAAAAAGATGTTCCTATACGATACAAAGGACAATCAGTTATTAACTTACTTAGATTATATTGATCCAATTCAAGGAAAAGTTGCAGGGGTTGCTGAACAAGAATTAACATTTAAAACATATTACGATCCTGCATTATATGACACTTCTACTGTTTCTGGTACTACTATTGATGTAACTAATAGTTGGGGCAGTGAACACGTAGGCGAAGTATGGTGGAATCTAACTAACGCTAAATTCTACAACCCGTATCAAGGAGATGTAATTTATAGCACACAAAACTGGAGTAAATTATTCCAAGGTAATAGTATCGATGTCTTCGAGTGGGTAGAATCAACCGTGTTACCTAGCGTATGGGATGCTCAAGCTGATACTGAAAATGGATTCGCAAAAGGTTATAGCGGAACAAGTTTATATGGAGATAGTACTTACAGTACTAAGCGCAAGTACGACAGTATAGCAGGTACATTTAAGACAACTTATTATTTCTGGGTCGCTAACAAGAAAACTATTCCAGATGTAGAATTTAGAAATATTAATATCAGTGATGTTGCTGATTATATTGCTGATCCAGTTGCTAAAGGATATACATTTGTTGGCTTAATTAGTCCGAGCAGCTTTGTAATGTATAATGTTGAAAGATTTATCAAGGGAACTGACGTTGCGTTAAGTACACAATTCTGGACTATTGATAATCAAAATCAAAACGTTCATAATCAATATCAGATTATATCAGAAGGACTAGAAACAAGTCAGCCTAACAGAGATATTATTAGAAAATGGTACGATAGTTTAATTGGATATGACGAACAATATCGTGTTGTTCCTGATCCAAGTTTAAGCACTAAGCAAAAGTACGGTTCACTTAACAAACCGAGACAGAGTTGGTTTATTAATAGAGCCGAAGCATTAAAACAGTTTGTTGAAAGAACTAATCTTATTCTTAAGGAAAACTTAATTGTAGATGACAAGATCTTTACCACATTGTTTAATGCCGACCCTGCTCCAACAGCAGTTTCTGCGCAATGGGATGCAGAAGTTGATACAATAGATGATTTAGCATTTGTTGGTGTTGCAAAGGCAACACAAGCTGTGTTAACGCCTGTAGTAGTTAATGGTAAAATTATAACAGTTAATATTGTAGACCCAGGTAGAGGTTATAGAGTTCCACCTACTGTAACTATTACTGGCGAGGGTTCGGGAGCAGAACTACAAACGACTATTGATAATTTAGGTCGAGTAAATGGAGTTAATGTTATTCAATCTGGAGAAAATTATAATGATACTCCTACGTTAACTGTAAGAAGATTTACTGTATTAGTTAACAGTGATACTACGATTCAAGGTAAATGGGCAATTTACGAAAGAATTAGTGAATCAAGATCATGGAACAGAATAAAAAGTCAAAGCTATAATGTAAGATTGTATTGGGATTATGCAGACTGGTATGCTACTGGATATAGCGAGTTAACTGAAATTGATTATCTAATTGATAATAGCTATGAGCTTACTGCATTAAATGACGCTATTGGTGATGTTATTAAAATATCTACAATAGGTTCAGGCGGATGGCTATTGTTGGAGAAAATAGATAGTCAAGATACTGAAGATTATACTATAAATTATAAAACAGTAGGCAGACAAGACGGAACAATTCAATTTAAATCTACATTGTATGATTCAGCTGAATCGTCTACAGGGTTTGATACTATAAGTTTTGATACAAAAATTTACGATAGTGAGCCAGTTATTGAACTTAGAACTATTTTAGAATCTATTAAAAATGATTTGTTCATTGATGATTTATTAGTTGACTTTAATGCATTATTCTTTGCAAGCCTGCGCTATGCATTTAGCGAACAGACTTATATTGACTGGGCGTTTAAAACTAGTTTTATTAAAGCTAAACATAATGTTGGAATGCTACGAGAAGATATCACGTTTAACAACGATAATCTTCCAAGCTACGAATCATACATTAAAGAAGTTAAACCGTTTGGCACTAAAATTAGAGAGTACCTAAGCGCATATCAAGGACTTGACAACACAAGTACTGTAGTTACTGATTTTGACTTACCTCCGGCATACGATACAGTTGAAGGAAAAATTCTTCCACAATCTGTAAAAGTGCAAGACGGTGTTTTAGTTGGAGTAAATGCTAATATTGAAACATATCCAAATAAAAATTGGTTAGACAATAATGGATACAAAGTTGTAAAAGTTGAAGTAGTTAATCCTGGTAGCGGATATAGGAGTGCTCCTGTGCTGTTGTTGTCAAGTGATAGCGGCTCGGGCGCAATATTAAAAGCACATATTGGAACTAACGGCACAGTAACTAAAGTTGATGTAATAAGTTCAGGTAATGGTTATTACACTGCTCCTACGATATCAGAATTAAACAATATTGAAGATGATGGCGAAGCTGCTACTTACAGTGTTCAAATAGGCGAAAGTCCTGTTAGAGGAATGCACACTATTGTTAAGTTTGACAGGACTACAGGAACATATGTTTATACAGTATTGAATCATACTGAGACATTTACAGCAAGTGGCAATAAATTTGAGTTTGATTTAGTTTGGCCAATGGATTTATTAAAATCAAATGTAAAGGTATTTGTTAGCAATCAAGAGGCATTAAATAGCGAGTACACTTATACTAATGTACTTGATACTACCAAAGGGTATGATCGTTATTACGGGCAAATTGAATTTACTAATGCTCCAGAAGCTAATAAACTAATAAGAGTTGAATATAAAAAATCTATCAACTTAATGCAAGCTCAAGACAGAATTAATAATTATTATACACCTACTACAGGAATGCCTGGTAACGATTTAAATCAACTTATGACTGGTCTTGATTATGGCGGAGTAGAAGTTAAGAGCTTTGACTTTAGCGGCGGCCGAGGATGGGATTCTGAAGGATGGTATGAAGAAACTTGGGATAGCTATGACACATCGTTTGAAGATGAAATATTCGAACTTGACGGTTCGACTATAAGTCTTGATCTTGCAGCGCCATTAGCAAGTGGAGTTGTTTATAACGTTTATAAAAATGGTGTAAGAGTAGATGATATTAACTACGGTACAGTTAACCCTGTAACAAATCCGAACGCAATATGTCAGAGTATTACAGGCGATGGTGTAACACAAGTAGTGTTCCTTGATAATGATGGCCTTGATCTTGCTAACCAAGCAGGTGATATTATCATCATTAGAAAGACAACTAGTGATGGTACATATTTGCCTGATCCTAACAGCTACGATACTATATTGACAGGCGGAGCATTAAATTATTCAACTGCAACTGGTCTAAGAGCTGAAGACATTACTATCGACGGTGACGGATTTGTAACACAAACTACAAGTGCAGGCCCGGAAGAATTAGTACCAGGACAACTGCTCGACACAGTTGATATTAAAGTTTATGAAAGACCGCAAGCTGGTAGCAGTCAGATTACGTCAAGAAATTATACAGGTGATGGTGTAACTACAACGTTTAGTTTAGACACTACGCCACTGCAAGCAAATAGTTTGTTTGTAAAAGTAGGATTTAATATTATATCAGCTGATGCATATACTGTAGATTATGCTGCTAAGACTATTACATTCAATACTGCACCTGCATTAAACGCAAAAGTACATCTAGCAGTACTAGGAGTAAGCGGTACTGACATCCTTGATATTGATAATATTATTGCTGACGGTACAACTAATAAATTCTTAACTAATGTAAGATTTGATACTGAGCTACAGTACTTTATTACTGTAAATGGTGAAGCATTAAATAATGTAGTTGAACAAAGTGATGATACTTATGATTATCCTAATAATGCTGTAATATCATTAGCTACACCGCCAGAAGCAGGTAGTGTAATAAGTTATGCATTCTTTAAAGGCGAAACACAAAACTTTAGTGAAGTGTCAATTGATACATTTACTGCTGATGGCAGCACTGTAGAATTTGCACTAAACCAAACACCATTTAATAATGAACCAAGTGCTTGGTTTAGTGTTGTGAAAGTTAACAACAAAATCCTTAATGCAGGGTATACACGCCGATTTGTAACAACGGCATCTAAGCGTGAATATCAGTTAGAAGAATTCCAAATTCCAGCAGGAACGATCGATAACAGGCAAATAAAAGTATTTTTAAATAACGTAGAATTAACTTATAATACTGAATGGACGTTTACCGGATCAAAATCAAACAGCACAGGTAGTACTATTAGACTAAAGGCTAGAGTTAATCAACAAGACGGTGACATATTAAATGTGTATGTTACTAATGATGGCGAATACCGTTATGGATATTTTGATACAAATAACGAGTTTGTATCAACACCTGGCATATTACATCTTGATAGCGCATACAACGAAGGCGATATCATAACAGTGTATCAGTTTAGCAACCATGACTCGCAAGGCTTTGATAGACAGCAGTATGATGTTGTAGACAGAGTATCTCTAACAGTTGGGACAGACGACTGGTATAGATATAATCATTTAACTGCTGGACTAATTGAATTATCAAAGCCTGCACTTGATGCACAATATGTATGGGTTACACTAAACGGCGAATTACTAATACCAAGTGTACATTATTATGTAACTGATAACAAACGTTATGTTAAAATTGATATAGGCATTGAAGAAAATGATGTAATTGAATTGCTACATTTTGCAGATCCTATATTAGTTGACAAGTATGGATGGAGTCAGTTTAAAGATATGCTTAATAGAACACATTACAAGCGTCTTGACGATAGAAATGGTGTTATGCTTGCTGCTGATCTAAACTGGTACGATCAAAGTATTACAGTAACAGATGGATCTAATCTTCCTGAACCAAGTCCAACAAGTAGTGTTCCTGGAATATTGTTTATTGCAGGCGAGCGTATCGAATATTTTGTAAGAAATGGAAATGTATTGAGTCAATTACGCAGAGGTACGTTAGGTACTGGTGTTAAAGCAATTTACTTAGCAGGTGAAAATGTTTACAACCAAGGTCCTACAGCAACTATGCCATACAAAGACGAAACATTAACTACACAATTCTTAGCAAATGGTACAACGGCAGACTACACACTAGACTTTGAGCCAAGTAGTATAAACGAGTTTGAAGTATTTGTAGGTGGCAGACGTTTGCGTAAAAACGCAATTAGTAGCTACAATTTTACTACTCTTACTGCGCAAGATAGCCCAGAAGGCGATGTTACATTGCCAGCGGAATTTAGTGTAGACGGTACTACATTAACATTAACAGAAACACCGACCGAAAACGTTAAGGTTATTGTTGTTAGACGTCAAGGAATACTATGGAATGTACCTGGAACACCATTAGGTGAATCAGATTCTGACATCAGTAGATTCTTACGTGCAGCAACAGTTGACCTGCCGCGATAAATACAACAGCAGGATAGGAACTATGACAGATAAATTAAACGAACAAAGCGGTGTGCTGCTACAAGGACACATTAAAATACACAATCCAGAAACTGGTGAAGTAATTGTAGACAAACGCAATGCTATTCATTATGAAAATATGAGTATTAGCCTTGCAGAAAGTTTAGGCAATGCTGGTACAGGATGGATTTATCAAATGGGCTTTGGAAACGGCGGCACTAGTGTTGACCCTACTGGTATTATTACATATTTGACACCTAATAGTACTGGTACAAATGCTAGTTTGTACAACGAAACATTTACTAAAGTAGTAGATGATCGAAGTGTAAATAATCTTGATCCTGCACGTAATAAAATTGAAACTCGCCACGTTAGCGGCACAAATTATACTGATATTTTAGTAACTTGCTTGCTAGATTACGGTGAACCTAATGGACAAGATGCGTTTGATACTGCTACTAATGCTGATAGCCTTTATGTATTTGACGAATTAGGGTTAAAAGCATATAGTGCTGACGGCAACGGCAGGTTACTAACACACGTTGTATTCCATCCTGTACAAAAGTCACTCAATAGATTGATTCAAATTGATTATACAGTTAGGGTACAGAGTTTAACTGGTTTTAATGGGGCATAATTAGATGGCATATACAATACAATTTACTGATAGTGCTGAAAAAGACCCTATTGTAGTCGAAGATCAGACAATTAACACTGACACTAGTATTAAATTACCTGGCAGAAACAGTACAGGTTACGGTGCTGCAATTGCCGAAGATTTACTACATTTATTAGAAAACTTCGCAAGTCCTACAGAACCGTCAAATGCGATCGAAGGTCAATTATGGTACAATAATAGTACAGAACAATTGCTAATATACGATGGAACAATCTGGATATCAGCAAGCGGACTTAAAAAGAGCACTACAGAGCCTGATACTACCCAAGCATTAGCAGGTGATCTATGGGCAGACACCGACAATCAGCAATTGTACTTGTTTACTGGTTCTAACTGGATACTTGTTGGTCCAAGTTTTAGTCAAGGATTAACAACTGGTGCACAACCTAATACTGTTGTTGGCCAAGATAATGCAGAATATACAATCATTGAAATTCAAGTTAATGCTAACATTGTTGCTATTATTGCATTTGATACATTTACACCTAAAGCAACAATTAATGGATTTGCAGGCGTGCAAATTCGTCCTGGAATTAACTTAGCAAATAGAGATACTGACGCCGACGGCGTTAACAATGTTAAATTCTATGGTACTGCTGAGAAGGCAGAAAGTTTAATTGTTAGTAATTTACCAATACCGGCCGCTAATTTCTTAAGAAGTGACGTAGAATCGACTACTGTATTTCCATTAAATGTACAAAATAACAGCGGTATTGCATATGGTATTAATGCAGAACTTAATATCGGAGTTGAAGGTAGCGCAGGCGTTATACAGCATAACATCGAAGGCTCAAATATTGACTTTAGAGTTAGAAACGCAGGAAATAGTAATACTGTACTGCGAGTGGATTCAAGTTTAAGAGTTGGTATTAATAACGAAGCTCCTGATGAAGCACTAGATGTTACAGGTAATGTTAAAATTAGCGGAATTGTTACAACAAATGACGTTACACAGAGTACTACAATTAGCAATGGTGCATTAGTTGTCAAAGGTGGTGCAGGCATTGCTAAGTCAATTAATGTCGGAGATTCGATTAGAGTACAAAAAAGTATTACATTAGGTAATAATGATTTAGTTGTTGATACTACTGCTAGTGATTTGATATTACCTGATCTTAACAACACTAGAAACATTGGTAGAAGTGATTTAAGATGGCGTAAAATTTATGCAACTACTTTCTTAGGAAACTTAGAAGGCCAAGTTAGTGGTAACGTTAGCGGCAAAGCTGGAAGCGCTGACAAATTAACAAGTTCAACTACATTTAGAATGCAAGGTGATGTTGAAACTGTTGAAAAAGCATTTGACGGACAAACAGGCGGCGGCGTAAAAGAGTTTACTTTAAGATTAAAAAATACAGTTATTAGTGAAAAAACATCTGAACCTAATAGTTTGTCTAGCGATGAATTTTTAATTGACAGAACAACTGGGTCAGATAAAGGTTTAAAACGTATATCAAGATCAACATTGTTTAATAGCATTGTAGGATTAACACCTATAGGCAGCATTATGCCTTACGCTGGTCTTTCAGAACCTCCAGGATGGAAATTCTGTAACGGGCAAGAACTTTCTCAAGGCACATATAACGATTTATTTGTATTAATTGATTTAAATTACGGTCCTACTCCAAGCGCTGGATACTTTAATCTTCCTGATCTAAGAGGCAGATTCCCACTAGGTAACTTGTTAATGGGCGGCCTTACTCCGCCGGTTGATGATCCGGATACTAGAAATAGAGGATCAAATGCAAGCGTACTAGGCGCTGTTGATGGCACTGATACAACTACAATAGATTTAGAAAACTTACCAGAACACCAACACGATATGAAGTCGGCTACTGGTCAGCAATTCTATGCACACAGAGAAGTAGACGGTCGAGACGAGTTACCGACAGGGGTTCAAGGATCAACTTTACAGACTGGTCCAGAAGACTTATCACAGAGATTGCCTAACAGTGGCGATGTGCTTGTTCCTGCAGGTAGTGATTTTAGTGAAGTTGGTGCACCTATTGACATTATGAACCCATTCCAAACTATTAATTATATTATCTACACAGGAGTCGTAGCATGAGCTATAAAATAAACAAAACAAACGGCGAGTTGCTAGTAGAACTTACAGACGGTGTAATTGATACAGTATCTACAGATATTACATTAGTAGGTCGAAATTATAAAGGGTTTGGCGAAGCATTTAACGAAAATTTTGTTAAAATAATTGAAAATTTTGCAGCAACTAGTGCTCCTAGTAATCCTTTAAAGGGACAACTATGGTACGATACTGGCGAAAATAGATTAAAAATATATGACGGTTCGAGTTTTAGAACAGCAGGGTCTCCTACAGTAAGTAGTAATCAACCTACAAACTTAGTATCAGGTGATCTATGGATTGACAATGCTGAAAATAAATTGTACTTTTGGGACGGTTCGGACTTAGTATTAGTTGGTCCGCAGTATAACTCAACACAAGGAAAAACCGGTGTAGAAGCAGTTACAATGGTAGATACTAGTAACCAAATTAGAACTGTTTTGACATTGTATATAGGCGGAATACTTGCAGGAATATATAGTCGATTTGAATTTACTCCTAATACAGCATCAGTTATTTTACCATATGCGTATGGTAGAAAAATTAATGTTGGTTTTAATCCAACTGAAATTGCTGATTTTAAGTATCAAGGTACTGCATTAAACGCAGAAAACTTAATTGACAGTCAAGGAAACTCGTATTTGCCTTCGGCATTTGTTGCAACTAACGAACGTGATGTAGACAATAATGCAGTTGATCAGCAAATGGAAGGCGGTTTATTTGTTAAAGGTGATGAAGGTGTTATAGTAGGATACGGAGATTCGCAATATGCTGCTTTTAGAACAGTAAATAGCGGCACTACTACAGCTATAGAACTTAAACAATTAAATTACGATTTTTCAATTAGAGTCCCTCAAGGAAGTGATTTTATTGATGCATTTACATTAGACACTAGCACACGTAGATTTGGTTTATATCAAGATACTCCTACTGTTGAACTTGATGTTACAGGGTCAGGAAAATTTACTGGTGATCTTACAGTAGAAGGCAATTTAGTTATTGAAGGAACTACTACTACTGTTAATACAGCAACAATGACAGTAGAAGATCCTAACATAGAATTAGGAACAACGGATACGCCAACAGATACTACTGCAAACGGCGGCGGCATTACATTAAAAGGTGCAACTGATAAAACGTTATCTTGGTTACAATCAACAGGAAATTGGACATTTAATCAAGATGTTGATTTAACTACTGGTAAAGAATACAGAATCGAAAATACACAAGTACTTTCTAAAACACGACTAGGTGATACAGTTGCAACAGCCGCTGGTCTGACTTCAATTGGTACATTAGGTGCGTTAACGGTTTCTGGAGATGCAAGTTTAGGTAGTATTTCTTCAACAGTGCCGTTAGATATTAATTCTACAGGCACTATTACAATCAACAATCAAAAAATTGCTGGAGTAGCAACTCCGACTGATGCTACTGATGTTACAAATAAAGAATATGTTGATACTGAGATATTAACAGCACCTGTGGCGCTTACTTTAGATATTACAGGATTAACTAGCCCAAATCCAGCAGGATTTGGAAATGGTCCTATTGCAGACGTGCGAAACATATTAGAAAGCATTAGTCCTGCAAGCAGTGCAAGAGAAGGAACAGTTGCTAAAATTCATTGTACTAGTTATGCAGGCGCAACAGTTACAGGTATTAATGTAACTGTAACTACAAATGGAACTGGAGTATTACAAAAGTCTAATATAGCAGTTGATAGTGCAGGCACACAAAATGAATCAGTTATACAGGATATTGTTGCTGCAAATCCAGCAACAGGGTCAGTGGTGTTAACACCAGCAAGATACACAATGGAGTTTACAGTTACAGGTTCGGTGTGGACATTTGTCAGTACGAACAGTTATCCGTAACTTGCGATAAATACTAATAGCAAGGGGTTATTTAAATTATGGCGTATACAATTAACAAATACAACACTAACCAGTTAACAATTGTACAAGATGGTACATTAGATCAAACAACTGATCTTAAACTAGTTGGTAAAAATTATGCAGGCTACGGTGAGATACAAAACGAAAATTTTGTATTCTTGCTTGAAAACTTTGCAGGAGCTAATCAGCCTCCGAGGGCAATTACAGGTCAAATTTGGTTTGATAGTGCAAACAGCAAATTAAAATTTAATGACGGTACAAAGTGGCGCACAACTGGTGGCGCAGAAATTAGTGCTACTGCTCCGGCAGGTCTTGCTACTGGCGACTTTTGGTGGGATACAATTAATGAACAGTTATATTCATATAACGGATCTGATTTTGTACTAATTGGTCCACAAGACGCAGGTTCTGGCATTACACAAATGCAAAGTAGAACAGTTCGCGACACTCTTGCAGTTAGTAGAAGCATAATTGCTGCTACAGTTAATGATGAAGTAATATTTGTTATTAGTCCAAGTGAATTTACAATTGACAGTAATGATGCTGAAAATGCTATATCAGGGTTTGATGTAATACGATCAGGTGTAACTCTTAAAAATACTCTTAGCGCAACGGGCGGAATTACTAGTGATTCGACACGTTTTTATGGTACTGCGTCTAACGCTGACAAATTAAACGGAAAATCTGCAAGTGAATACGTTACTGCAACTCCAGGACAGCCTAGCGTATTTACAGAAATTACTAACTTTCAAACTGATGCAGGTATTGCAATTGGCGCAGGTTTAGATCTTAAACTATATGTAGAAAACGATAACCAAGCAGTTATCCAAAATGCACAGGGCGATGAAATTCGTTTTAGAACAAAACAAACTGGCGGCACTAACAAAAATATTATTACTTTAGAACCTGGTTTAGTTAAGCCAGGAATATTAACAGGAACTACAGTAGAAAATGTTGCAATAGGTAGTGCTACTGAAAAATTTAGTGCAGTGTATGCAACTAATATATACGGAACTTCTGAAAAGGCTTCTGCACTTATCGTCGGCGGCAATGTACGAGTTGGAGCAGTTGACACAATCGGTACAGGAACAGCTAATAGCGTTGCTGTGCGTGATGCAAGCGGAAACTTAAATGCGGTACTTTTCCAAGGTACAGCAACAAGTGCTCGATATGCTGACTTAGCAGAAAAATATTCAACTGCTGAAGAATTAGTACCCGGTACTGTAGTTACAGTATGCTCTCATGATGACCATGATGTTGAAGCAGCAAACGTAGGCGATATTGCTATCGGTGTAGTTTCTACAGATCCTGCTGTTATGATGAACAGTGACGCAGAAGGCCAGTATATCGGTCTTAAAGGACGTTTACCTGTTCGTGTTATTGGCGCTGTTAAAAAAGGTCAGGCAGTATATGTTGACAATAACGGTTGTGCAAGTACAGCAATTAACGGAGGATCATTAGTAGGTGTTGCTCTAGAATCTAACTTAGAAGAATCTGAAAAGTTAGTTGAGTGTGTTTTAAAAGTATAAATAAGTACAATAAAGAGGAATATCCATGACAGTAAATGTAGGCCAGTTAATTACTGAAGCAGAATATACAACGTTAAGATCAGGTATTAACCTTGTTATGGGAACCCCTACAGGAACCGGCACCACCGCAGCAGGATACAATCAGGCAATTACTGCACCTGCAATAAGTCCAGGTGATAAAATTACTGCGACTGCCTGGAATGCACTTAAAACTGATGCTACTAAAGCATACACTCACCAAGTCGGTAGTGCTCCGGATCCCGCACTTGTTACAGTTAGTGTAGGCGAAAACATAACTAAGAGTGTTCATGATGCGCTTGAAACAGTAGTTAATTTTATAAAAGATGCAGGCAATAGATTTACTTTAGGAACAGGACAATTTACAACTGTTAGTGGAAGTAGTAAAACTAAAGCATCTGGATGGCAAGGTACTCAGATACATGATGTAAACTTTACTTGGGCATCTGCAAATGATGTAAAGGCATTTTTTAATGCGGGCGGCAAACTTGTATTTGTAAGTAGTTTAGCATACACTGGAACTGAAGCAAAAACTCTAGACTGGCAAACAATGGTGTCTACAGTAGGTACTGTTACAATGGATTATGTAAACGTTACTAAAACAGGAGCTAACGGAACAATCACAAGTGATGGATATTATGATCTTGATACAACTGCAAGATATATTTTAGCCCGAACAGGTACTACACCATACGCAGAAAACGACTATCAAATTGAAGCTCGATCTATTACCAATGGTGTTCGTATTCGTATGATATACAGAGACGACGATGCCGGCGATGTAAAACCTGTAGTCGGTGCTGGTCCAGCTGGGGCAGCAGTTGACGAAACTGTCAAAGGTACACTAACAAGTTCAATGAGCTATATTCGTCCAACTGGTACAAACGTCCAAGTAGCAGCACCTACTGTTGCTATTAATACTGCTTCTAACACTTTCTAATTTTACTTGACAGACTCTAAAATATAGTATATAATACTACTATATGAGGAGTCTCCATGGACCAACGATTAGCTAAAGCATTAGAGTTTTCTAACTTTTTAGAAACACAAAACAATCAAAAACGTATTTTTCTTGCACAGTATAAGGAGAATCTTGTACATTATACTCATGGACATAAGTTTACAGTAACTCGAGAATTAATTAACTTTTGTCATTTGTTATCAGAGATACAAGATGAAGGTCTAGTAGTATTAGACGATAATGACATTCCTTTTGTTATAAGCAACATTGATGAATTTGTAAAAGAATTACTAAGTGTATACACATCTGCATCGCACAAGTACGCCACTGATTATGAAACAATTAGAAAGAATAAGTCTGTTCAAGGATTAGTTGACTTATGACCAACGGCGTAGTACTCTTTGCGTTTAATAATAAAAATATTGATTATGTAAAACAAGCAATATATTGTGCAAAGCGTGTAAAACAATATTTAAACCTTCCAGTACAATTAATTACAGATGCAGTTGATTACATTGAATCTGCATATCCTTTTTATAAAAATTATATTGATATTGTAACGTATGTTCCTGCTCCTTCTAATAATGCAACCAAAACATTTAACGATGGACTATATTCTAGTAAACGGTTAGAATGGAAAAATTCTTCGCGCAATAGTGCATATGCGTTAAGTGCTTTTGATAAAACAATTGTAATCGACACGGATTTATTAATCTCAAATAACAAACTATTATCATGCTTTGATACTGCTGAAGATTTTATGATTGCTAATCATTATAATCTAATTAATCAAGGAGTTGAACCTAGTTTTGATAGAGTGAGTAATAGATCTATTTCTATGTACTGGGCTACTATATTATATTTTACAAAAAGTAACGCAGCAAAAACAGTATTTGATTTAGTGAGTCATATTAAAGATAACTATAATTATTATAGAACAGTGTATGATATAACTGAGACTAAATTTAGAAATGATTTTGCATTTAGTATTGCAGTACATATGATGCGAGGATTTGAAAATAGCACTGAGTGGCCTAAACAATTACCTAGTGATATGTGGGTTTCAACTGATCAAGATGTATTAGTAAACGTCGATAATAATGTTATTAAACTCTTAGCACATAAGTCGTATGATTACATTCCAGTAAAACTTACTGATGCAACAGTGCATGTAATGAATAAATTTAGTTTAAACTCTTTTATTGATAAGGAGTTTACACATGAGTAATGGAATATGCGTACTTGCACAAAACAATGATACTACAAATTATGTAGAACAGGCGTATGCATTAGCACTTAGTGTTCTTTCACATTCTCCTAACACAAACATTAGTATTATAACCAACGATAAAATATCGTCAAAATATAAAAATGTGTTTGATCAAGTTATATCTATACCTGGTGTTGATTTAGCGGAAAATAAAAATTGGAAAATTGATAACAGGTGGAAGTTATCTCAATTAACTCCGTATAGTAATACTACAGTATTTGATGCAGATATGTTAGTATTAGATCCTATTAATTTTTCTACAAATGAACTTGCATTTACAACAACAGTTAATACATACCGAAATACTACAGTAACAAGTAGATACTATCGAAAGACTTTTGACGATAATAATTTACCAAACATATATACTGGCATGTATCAATTTAAAAAGTCTAGCAATACAACAGCATTTTTTAATTTACTAGAAGTAATAATGAATAATTGGGAAGTATTTTATAAAACGTATACTCCTTTAAGCATGCAAGCGTGGAATAGTGTTGATGTTAGTGCAGCTATTGCATTAAAGATTTTAGATATTGATTATACTAGTAATTTAATATTTACACACATGAAGCCGCATGTACAAAATATAGAACCAGTGCCTTCGAAATGGACTAATGATCTATCAGTTGATTTTGGAGATAATATTTACATTAACGGTTTTAAACAATCAGGTGTATTACATTATGTAGAAGATGAGTTTTTAACTTTAGAAATGTTAAAATGGTTAGAGGAGCGTGTTTAATGTTTTACATGTATTACGATGATAGTGGAAGCGTCCTTTCGGTTACTAATATAATTGATAATTCGTTCGGCCCCAATTATTTTGAAGTTGATTTAAAAACTTATGAAGAATTTTCTAACTTAACAAAACAATTTTTTGATTACATTGTAATTGATAATATAAAAATAAAAGGTAAAAAACAAATTGTTCCAAGAGATTTAGATTTATCTTTAGACATAACTCAACCTAAAGGAATTATTGCTAAACAATCTACTGCTGAAAACGCAATAATTATAAATCAAGATTTATCTAATGGTAGCTGGACAATTACTAATACTATGGACTCTGAGTTGTGTTCTTTATTTGCACAAAGCAATAACACTATAAAAACTTATTACGTAGTTGATCCTACTAATAGATTTATATTGCTAGATACGTTAAGTGTTGATTTAAAATTAGTTGTATTACACAACGAACTTAAATTAAAAAGTTATAATAAAGAAGTCAGTAAAATGTCTGTAAGCCTTTTATGTAACTCTCATCATGTTAAACACATACATAATGTACAGGAGTAATGCATGAAAATTATTGATTACGATATTATATATTTGAGTTACGATGAACCAAACGCTGAAAAAAATTATGCTGACTTGCTTACTAAAGTGCCCTGGGCAAAACGTGTACATGGTGTAGAAGGTAGTGACGCTGCACATAAGGCTTGTGCAAATCTAAGTGAAACTGATCGATTTATTACTATAGACGGTGACAATATTGTACACCAAAACTTTATTAATGAAGAGTTGCATTTTAGAGACGATGTTGATGTAGAAAATTGTGTAATTAGCTGGAGCGGATATAATGTTGTAAATGGATTAACATACGGCAACGGCGGAATTAAATGTTGGCCGAAGCACATTGTTTTAAACATGAAAACACATGAAAATGCAGAATCATCAAACCCTCAATCACAAGTTGACTTTTGTTGGGATTTACAATATTTACAAGTTAACAAAACATATAGTTCTGTGTATAATAATGCAACACCGTGGCAGGCTTGGAGAGCAGGATTTCGCGAAGGTGTAAAGATGAGTCTTTACGAGGGCGAAAAACTTTCAGGACAAGAATTTACGAAACGTGTGCATAAGAAAAATTTTGAACGACTTAAAATTTGGCAAACAATTGGAACAGATGTTGAGAACGGTCTATGGGCAATTTATGGTGCTCGTGAAGGTTGTTATTTAACTAACTGTACTGATTGGGACTTTGTCAATGTACGTGACTTTGAATATCTTAATAAGATGTGGGAAGATAAGTATTCTAAAATTACTGAAGAAATGCTTCCGCAAGAAATTTCTCGTTTAGGCACATTGCTTAATAACGAATTAGGTATAGATATTCCAATTGATCCGTATCTTCCTAGTCATAGTAAATTCTTTAAGAGTATGTATATTCCTCCAGTCAGGGTCGTTCAAGACTTTTTAAAGTCCGAAATTGAAGCTACAAAAGAATATGATATTGTAATGATAACATATAACGAGTCCAACGCAGAGGAAAATTATAATGCCTTAAAAGAAAAATTTCCTCGAGCAAAACGTGTCGACGGAGTAAAGGGAATTCATCAGGCACATATTGAAGCTGCAAAGATATGTACTACAGAAATGATCTGGATTGTAGACGGTGATGCACAAATAACAGACGACTTTAATTTTGATTACGTAAGTCCTGTAGATGAAAAAGAATATGTGAAAGTTTGGCGTAGTAAAAATCCGATTAATGATTTAGAATACGGCTACGGCGGAATTAAACTTCTTCCAAGGACACTAACTATTAACATGGATATAAGTAAGCCTGATATGACTACAAGTATTAGTCGTCATTTTAAACCTATTAAAGTTGTAAGCAACATCACAGCATTTAATACAGACGAGTTTAGTACTTGGCGTAGTGCATTTAGAGAATGTGCTAAATTAAGCAGTAAAGTAATTGACAGACAAAAGAATGAAGAAACAGAAAAAAGATTACATGTGTGGCAAACAGTTGGAAAAGAGCGTCCTTACGGAGAATGGGCTATTAAGGGAGCAACAGCAGGAACTGCTTACGGAAGAGAAAGTCAAGGTGACATTGAAGCTCTTAAAAAAATAAATGACTTTGAATGGCTAGAAGAGCAATTTAAACAATCATCGCAGCTACTTGATAACGAAACTAACATAACTCCCATAGAATCAACTACTGCTAACAACGACATAATAGACTTATTAGATAGATTTGAATTATTATACGAAGGTGACATTTCAAATGTACGCCGTATGTATAATGATAAAGATTTGTCTAGTATTTTTAAATTAGCAAATAATGAAGAACTTAGAAAAGCAGTACTTGAGGAAAATTTACATAGCATTTTTAGATTAGTAAATGCAGATGACGACTTACGTAAAGCAGTACTTGAGAAAAATTTATATAGTCTTGCAAGATTATTACCGGAAGTGTCGTCTGAGTTTAAACTTCTTAACAATGATATAAATTCATTGTGGAAAGTTTTAGATAACCATACTAACAGTTTATTTGTAAAACCATTAAAAACGTTGTACGAAACAGTTCCTAACTTTGATAAAGACTGTTTAAGTAGAGGTCAACTGTTAAGTAAAAAATGGTTAACTGATACATTAAATGACTTAGATTTAGACTTAGGTCTTATATATCTTTGCGCCGGTTGGTATGCAACAATTATCCCAATGTTTGTAGAAAACAATATTAAATTCAACTCTGTTCGCAGTTTTGACATTGATCCTACTGTCTGGACTATTGCAGAAACATTTAATAAACTGCTAGTATTAGATAACTGGAAATTTAAAGCACAGACTAAAGATATTATGGATATCGATTACAGCAGACATATCTATAATACAGTTAAAAGTAATGGTAGTATTGAAGAATTAAAAGATAGCCCAGATACTATTATCAACACAAGCTGCGAACATATTGAAAAATTTGTAGAATGGTATAATATGATACCGTCTGGTAAGCTAGTTATACTACAAAGTAATAATTATTATGAAATAGAAGAACACGTAAACTGTGTTAAAGACATTGAAGAATTTAACAGTATAGCACCTATGACTAACTTGTTATATTCTGGAGAATTACAACTTGAAAAATATAAGAGGTTTATGTTAATTGGATACAAGTAATTTAACACTTCGAGAATTGCAAAAGGAAAGTGCAAGAGCGCTAAGTACAATGCAAGCTACAAACAATAATATTTGGCAGTTTAATAAACAAGCACACCATAATAGTCAAAACTGGTACAAAGCTGTTATTAGCTGGTATGTAGATCAATACGGTGACTTGCCTAGCAAAACTGGACCAGGAAAAGACATAAAGTTAATACTCGATGAATGAACTTAAGATAATTCCTCAATGGAAGCGTATTACTTACACTTGCACTACAGTTTGTAATTATTCTTGTAGTTATTGCACAGAGTACCATTACAACGGAAAGTATAGATGGACAGAAGATTATACTTCTCTTTTAAACTTGTCTAATGAATTTAGAAAATATCGTCCGTTAATATTTGATATTATGGGCGGCGAACCTACACTATGGCCTAAACTGCATGAGTTTTGTGATGATCTTGTAAACTCAAGTAAGCAACCTACTGCAATTATTTTTACTACTAACGGTAGTCGTACTTTAAACTATTGGAAAAAATTTAATGCTCCTATTGACGAATTAGGATTTAGTTTTCATACAGAAACTGCAAGCGAAGATCATTTTATAGAAGTATTTGAAGAACTCCATACACGGTACAGAATTTCATGTGTACTAATGATGCCACCGAGTCAATTTGAAAAAATTAAAAAGTTTTATAATAGATTATTAGAATCTAAATTGCTTATAAATGTTAGAATAAAACTGATAGCTGACTGGCACAATGGAACTGGCATATTGCCTACTTATACTACGGAAATGTTAGAGTTTGCTAAAATCAAGTTTTCGCGATCTAAAATTAGATCTATTATTAGATACGATTTCCTTGTCGATGGAGAAAAAACAACAACAAGCGAACATTTAATAAACAGTTCAAATAATTATTTTGGATGGAAATGTAATATGGGATTAGACAATTTAAATATTGAACCAAATGGAAACATTTACGGAGCAACTTGTAAAATTGTAAAACCATATGGAAATATATACTCGACTTATAAATTACCTACTGCGCCTGAAATTTGCACTAAAACATCTTGTGTTTGTGGAACAGATGTTCAAATTTACAAAACAAATAAATGAAATACTGTAGAATAAATTTAAAAGAAACATCTTATAGCCTTTTGCCTAACGCAAAACTTTTAAGCAAAGATGAAATTGATGTTGTTCAGCTTAATAACATCTATAAAAAATACTGTCAATATAAAAACTTTGAGAGTGTTATGCCTATTTTCGACAAAGAATATTTTAATAATGATATTATTGCCTATTACGATAATAATGAATTAGTAGCATTTAACATGATTGGAATATACAATGATAAACATGTAGAAGACTATCAATTTGCTTGGACCTATCATAATCCGAATTTATATTTAGGTATTAAAAGTATAGAACATGAATGTGCATATTACAAGAGTAAGGGAGTTGAATACTTGTACTTAGGAGAGGTTGCACACTATAAGACAATGATACAAGGGTATGAAGAATTAGGCCCTCTCTAAAACAACTTGCTTGTAATAGTCGTCGTCCCAATTCTTGTAATATCCGCGACTCGATAACACTTCTCGAGCTTCGGTTATCTTAGAGCTTGCTTGCAATAATATAAGAGCCCAGTTTCCTTCATTTACACAAAAGTCTTCAACATATTCTAATTCTTGAGGATGATCTTCTAATGCAAGATACCCTCTTTGTTTAAGAAATGTAGAATTTGCTGTTTCAGTGAGTTCTGTTAATTCTTCTGAAGAAATGTTATTTGGAGCCGTGCCTAATACTACTACTTCGATATCTTCAGGCCACATAGTTGTTAATTTATCTAACTGCGCTTCAAAATCATGTTTATTATCAAGCTGAATAATTTTAACTCGATTTCTTAATAATGCCTGCTTTGCAAATGGGCAAGCAGGCATGTTATTAAAAGTAGGAAGAGAAACAGACAGTCGATCTATAATCCATGATGAAATATCAGACTCCATAGTCAGTTTGCCCACCTTTACGTTTAATGTCAAGGGTTAAGCAGTGCCATCCACCGTCCCAGAAAAATCTATGACGTAATGGACAAACAATAGGTTCCATATTGTGCTTGCGTAAATTTTCTAACAAGTAAGGGTTGTCGCTGTTTACTACAACATGCTTATCGTCTACTACAAGACAGTTAACATCGAAAATTGTTTCTTCGACCATGCCTGTCCAATTAGGCAAGAAACTTTCGACGAAGTGCGTAAACTCGTCGTTGCTTTCCTCTCCTGGCACCCACCATTTTCCTTGATTCTTGTGTTTAAGTCTTAGCCAATTTTTAACATGGTCCCATCTCGGATCGTCAAACCAAATAATATCCCAGCCTTTAAAAATGTCTTTGTACGGTTCGAGATACTGTGTTGCTACAACTAATCCAGGTTTAATAACACTGAACACTGCATCATTATGGCCACCAATTGAAATAGGTTTATAATTAAATTCTGGATGTTCGATTGATAAAAATTCGTCAATGACTCCTGGTACCTGCCAAGTATCAACTAAACAAGTTTTGCCTATTCTTGTTAAGTTTGGACTGCAAAAGGACCCTAATTGGCAGTCTTGCTCGCTTTGGTATTTTAAAATATTTTCTGCTGTAGGCTCTATATTATTTCTTAACAATAGATTGCGCATATTTTTATCACTGCGCTTAAACGAATATTGTTGATTTGCAATTGACAAGTCTAAACTTTCTTCACCAAACCACTCAATATATTTAGGTATAAGTTTTTTAGTAGCAAAGGTATACGGATCTGTTACTACTAACTTATTGCCCATTACGATTGCATCATCGCGTGGCTGCAATGGAGGATTTGGAATTAAACTAGGTGTCACACCAGTTTTCCAAAATCCATCTTTTTCTTCACTGCTATCACCGACGTTTCTTTTGTACCCTAATTCTCCATCTTCGTTAACATAGTCCATAATACTATCTTTATATCCCAATTCTTTAGGACTTGCTTGATAAGTTTTTATGTTATGACTGTGCATAGTTTCGATAAAGTTATCAATATCTTCTTGCGTGTCGTCGATAATTTTTTTAAGAGCATCTCGTGCTCTAACATTTTTAACCTCGTCAAAGAATGAACTGTCGTATACGCTACCTACTAATAATTCTTGTAAAGGTTGAAACTCGTCCCAACTGTTAACTTTACTCATCTGGATAATCCCTATATAAAAAATGTTGAATAGTTTCCATATCTACCATACTGTTAAATGCTACATGATGGGTTTCTATGTCATTGTCGTTGCGTATTACATGTGTCATTGCATCGTCTAGATCCTGCATATTTAAAAATTCCATATCAATTCTAAATTCAGGTAAGTCCATACTACGGAACCCTAGTTTCATTCTAGTAATTCTGTATGCTTGTAGAGTAGGCAATGCATCTAAAAACGTTTTCATGTTCAACACAAAAGTCTTCGGATCACTACCTTCGACTATGTCAGCATAAATTGTGTATATATTCATAATGAATTGAAATCCTACTTGTTTTCTATAAATATTTATGTGCGCATATTATTTAATACGAAGGTTCTGAATGTATAACTACGAAGACATAAGATCAATTCACTTAGAAGTTACACAAAATTGTCAGGCTAGTTGTCCTATGTGCGATCGTAATATGAACGGAGAAGGATTAAATCCACATATTAATTTAGATGAACTTACACTAGAAGATTGTAAAAAGATATTTCTTCCTGAGTTTATACAACAACTTAATACTATGTATATGTGCGGTAACTTAGGTGATCCTATTGTTGCTCGTGATACGCTTGAAATATTCAAATATTTTAGAGAACACAATCCTAACATGTGGCTCTCGATGAATACAAATGCAGGAGCAAAAAATGAAACATGGTGGAGAGAATTGGCTGCTACTTTTGGTAGAATGGGTGCTGTTATTTTCAGCGTTGACGGCCTCAGGGATACTAATCACATCTATCGCCAAGGTGTTAATTGGGACAACGTAGAACGCAATATGCGAGCGTTTATCGATGCTGGCGGTAGAGCACGTTGGGACTTTTTAATATTTGAACACAATCAGCATCAAGTAGAAGAAGCAGAAGCCCTTGCTACTGAATGGGGCTGCGAAAAGTTTATAAAAAAGAAAACAGGTCGCTTTGTAACATCTAAAGTTGATCCTAAAGATAATCATCAAGCTAAAGATCGTAAAGGTAATGATACAGCTGAACTTAAAAAACCTGATGAAAAATATCAAAATGCTGCATTAAAAAAACAAGACGTAATTATTAACAAATACGGCAGCATGGATGCATATTATGATGCTGCTCCTGTCATTTGTAAAGTTAAAAAAGACAACAGTTTGTTTATCACAGCAGAAGGACTTGCAATGCCATGTTGTTGGACTGCTGGCCGCATGTACAAATGGTGGCATAAGGATCCTAAAGTAGAACAGATTTGGAACTTTATTGACAAAGAAGCACTCGATGCACGTAACGGTCTTGAACAAGTATTTGCTACAGGTGTGTTTGATAGGATACAAGACAGTTGGAATAAACCAAGTTGCAGTGATGGCAAACTAAAAGTCTGTGCTATGAAATGCGGCGCTGAGTTTGATCCGTTTGCGGAGCAATTTAAATAATGCATTATGTAAGAAAACCAAAAGTATTGCAGTTTGAAATTAGTTCTAACTGTAATTTAAACTGTACAGGCTGTTCAAGAACTGACGAACAAACGTACAGCATGAAAGGTAATCCTCTTATTCCTAAAAACGAATTCTTGACTTTAGAAAAGTTTAAAGACATAATTGAAGACCCTGTATGTAATGAATTAGAAATAATAGAATTTTGTGGAACAATAGATGATCCTGCTATGCATCCTCAGTTCTTAGATATGTTAAAATTTTTACGAAAAAAAGAAATACCTGCAGATGTACATACTAATGGAAGTTTGCGTACTCCTGAATTTTGGAAAGAAGTTGCAAAACTAACTAAAGATATACCACATTCTAAAGTAAAATTTAATATAGACGGATTGTCTGACACTAACCATTTATACCGTCGGGGATCTAACTGGAACAAAATTATGGAAAATGCTGCTGCTTTTATAGCAGCAGGAGGCAATGCAGCGTGGCAATATATTGTATTCGATTGGAATGCACATCAAATCGAAGAAGCAAAAGAATTAGCAGCAGAAATGAATTTTAGGTCATTTAAATATAGACATGATAGGGCACAGTCAGTAAGTGCAATAGAAATTGATAACGGTTTTGTACGTCCAGAATGGAAACCAACTTGGCAACGACTAATAGTGAAAGCCGAACAAAAAAGTGCAGGTAATAAGATAGAATGTTTTTCTCGAGAATCTGCAATGTACTTTATTGGATTTAACGGCAACGTCTGGCCGTGCTGTTTTTTACATAATTCGAGTTGGATACATTTAGGAACATTAGATGAAACTAAGCAACGGTTTGAAGGTAACTACGGTAAGAATTGGAATAATGTACACTATTATACATTTAGCGATATTTTAAATTCTAAATTTTATACTGAAGATTTGTATGATAGCTGGCAAACAGAAATACACGGTACGGGATGCAAAGATAGATTACTACGTTGTTCACAGACTTGCACAAAAAATAGTATTTCGATAGGAAACCACACCGTAGAGAAACTATAATTTTTTAGTTTTTAATGCTCGTAACAACGGTCTAACACCAATTGGCTTTCCGTCTTTAGATTTAGCTAAGTGTATTGCTTTTGTACCTTCTAGATTGAAGTCAACTAATATTTGTTTATACTCTAATTCATACTTTCTCCAGAAGTATTCAGGACCTATCTCGTCGATAAACTTAATTCCCATGCTAACAAGTGCCTGACTGTTCATATTAAAGTCATTCATGATAGTTACAGCACCTTCGGGCGTGTTTCTAGCATATCTTACACCTATACGATTGCCGCCCATGCCACCTTTACTCAAACTAATACCTACAGTTTTAATAGCCGGATGATCAAAATTAAAATGAATGTCGCGGATACAACTTATCCATGCACCGTCGATGTGTACAGGAATATGCAGTCGCTGGCATTCATTTAATATTGCTTGCATGTCAGGGTGTTCGTCTCCGTAATACGGAAACGGCATTGAAATAAGCAATTCTTTAGACGGATCTAATGTCTCAATAGTAGTATATACTATATTAGGATTTAATCGCCAGTGATATTTGTAATCGTTTTCGAATATTTGTAATGTTCCGCATCGCTGATATAGATCGTCAATGAATTGTGTACAGCCATTTATAATATCTAGTCTAGGAAACGCATCTAGACCTTCAAATTTACTAAATTTGTGATCACTAATCCATTGCGTAAATTTAGACTTAAAAATATTGTCTAAGTCTTGAGTGTGTACTGGATTATTTTGATAAAAATTATCATAAAATTTATTGATATCACTATCATACATTGGTTGCGGTCGCTCATGTTGCAACCATTCTGCGGTATATTCTCTGTTTACACTGTCTCTCATAATACTACTTATATATAAACTACGCATATAAATATCATTATGAAACCATGCATACTTCCCTGGATAAATTTTAGTACTAATACGTTTGGTCGACCTCGAGTATGTGGTTACAGCGGCGTAAAAACTCCAACAAAACTTAAAGACAGTGACATATCAACTGAATGGAACAGCGAATATTTTAAAGAAATTAGAAAAGATTTCTTAAACGGCGAATGGCCTGAAAATTGTAAGCGATGTAAGTACGTAGAAAGTCTTGATGGCATTAGTAAACGTATGGATGAAAACGGATTTTGGTATGATCAATATAAGCATCTTATAGATCAAACAGCAGATGACGGAAGCGTGCCATATGAGCCACCTCACATCGATGTTCGTACTGGTATGATTTGTAATCTAAAATGTATCCACTGTGGCACAGGAGCAAGCAGCAAGTGGCAAGAAGACAAGGCGCTATTAGACAAGTATCCTAACACTGAAAATTATCAAATTAACAATAAATGGATCGAACAAGAACACGGCTTTTGGAACCATTTACGGAATACATGGCATCAAACAAAACGCTATAATTTTCTTGGCGGCGAAAGTTTTGCTAATAAACGACATAATGAATTTTTAAAAGATTTATCTGAAACAGAATATGCTAAAGATGTAAATTTAGCATATGTTAGTAATGGTACATTAATTACAGAAGACAGATTGGAACAGTTGAGCAAGTTTAAATCAGTAGTATTACGTTTAAGCGTTGATGCACTAGAGCGAGCAGGCGAATATTTTAGATTTCCAATTAAGTGGGATGTGTATGTTGAACAGCTACGATTAATAGATAAGTTTATTAAAGGAAAACCTAACTTCGATGTAGGTGTACAATGGACTTGTTCTAATGTAAGTATGTTCTATCTTGTAGAAACTTATGACATAATTCGAAAAGAATTTCCAAATATCAAGTTTTTATTCTGTAATCATGTAGAATGGCCTATACATATGAGCGCACAGAACTTGCCCAAAGACATAAAAGATGTTATACTAAACAAGATTAATAATTATGACTTTAAAGAGCGAGACCGCGAAGATTTTCCTTTTTATATTAATCATATGATGGAAAAAGATTTGTGGGAAGAGCACGGTACAACATTAATGCAATATTTAGATGACTTAGATGCTGTAAGAAAAATAGACTGGAAGTATAGTTTCCAAGAAATGGGACTCGACAAGTATGATCCAAGATAAGCCACTATGCTACGCTCCGTTTATTGGAATGTATTCGACAGGCTATAATGAGTATGCACCCTGTTGTGTAGCTAAAAAAGAAAAGTATAAAACACTTACTCCTGATGAGTACTGGGTAAGTGACGAGATGCAAGATATGCGCAAACAACTTCTTGCACAGCAGTGGCCTGATAAGTGTAAGTTTTGTAAAAATAAGGTAGAAAAAAATCTTAAAGACGAAACATGGATATGGGATAAACATTTCAGCAAAGTTGATGTAGAGCTTGATATTGAATTTGGTAATACAACAAAGGGCCCAATGTTTTTAGACTACCGTCCCAGCAATCATTGTAACTTAAAATGCAGAATGTGTGTGCCTAATGCAAGTAGTCAAATAACTACTGAATTTCAACAACACGCTCATTTACAAAAATGGTTTACTGCTCCGGAGAAAATTGTAAAAAACTTTGACGAGTTTAAAAATTTTACAAGTTCTATACAATTAAAACAGATTAAAATATTAGGTGGAGAACCTACTATTGATCCGTTAGTTGTAGAATTTCTTGAGGCAATTTTAGAAAATTATACTGAATTGCCATCATTGCGCTTTACTACTAATGGTACAAATCTTAATTCTAAATTTAGAAAGATAATGGAACAATTTGATGACATCCATGTAGTCTTTAGTATTGATGCTGTTGGCGCAGCTTATGAATATGTTAGAACAAATGCAAATTGGAGCAAAACAAAGAAAACTATTGAAGAAATATTTAAAAAGGACATGGCAAAACATTACGGTTTTAACATTGTATTAATGCCATATAATATATTTCATATAACTGACTTGTTGGCTTGGTTTAAAGAATTACAAGATAACGGATACAGTTTTGGTACCATGTTTGATCTAAGTGAATCTTATACTTCAGAAGTAAGTGCAGTACTTCCTGCACATCTTGAGCAAGCAAAAGCTGATATAACTGCTTGGGGAAATAATAATAATTATGATGTAAATGATATTATGTCGCTTCTTAATTCTGTTAGCTACAGTGAGGAAGCGTATAATGCATTTAAAGAATTTAATAACAGTTTAGATGCTGTCCGCCAAACTAACTTAGTAGATATCGACGAGAGGTTTAAAGATTATGTCTAAAAAGGATACATTGTGTGTACTTCCGTGGATGCATTTTTCAGTAAAACCAAACGGATTAGTTAAACCGTGTTGCCGATTTCTCATGCATGATACAGGCGAAGATAAATTTATTGATTTTTCTAATAAAAAATTAAGTGATTTTAAAAATGTTGACGACATTTTAGCATCACAGCCGTTCGAACAATTACGACAGGCTATGCTAAATGGAGAAAAATTGTCAGGGTGTGCAAAATGCTACAAAGAAGATTTAATTACAAATCAAAGTATGCGAACAGGATATAATGATGATTACAATGTTGATTCTACTGTAAACGAAGACACTATTTCATTAAAATTTCTTGAAGTTACATTTGGTAATTATTGTAATTTAGCATGCCGTACTTGCAATTCTCAACTATCAACATCTTGGTTTGAAGATGATAAGGAATTAGTAAAACACTATCCCGATAGAGAATTGTATTCTCAACGATTTAATATAGGATTTAATTGGAAGCCTGAAGATTTTAAAAACACAGTGCATATAAAATTTACAGGTGGCGAACCTATGCTACACCCTGATTTTGTAAAATTCTTAGATGTTATAATAGAAGGCGGGCACCATAAACAAATTACTCTTGAAATCTTTACAAACTCAAGTTGGTCTCCGAAAGAAAAATTAATGTCTACATTAGCTAAATTTAAAAAAGCAGAAATATGGATGTCAATCGACGGCACTGGTGAAGTTAATGATTATGTAAGACAAAATTCAAATTGGCTAGATGTACAATCGAGCATTGATAGTTGGTTAGATTTTGAATGTAATCATGATAATGTTGCAGTTATATTAACACCTACACTTTGCGCATATAATATTTTTAATATGTCCACGTTATTAGAATATTGGATAGATCAACGTTCAAATAAAGGATTAATTACAATTAATGATGGTCCGGGAAAAGTTGTTATGAACACGGTATATTCACCAAGTTACATTGCGATAGATATATTACCTGCTAAACATTTAATAGTTGAAAAGTTTAAATCGTATATAGATAGTATCAATAGACCTATCAACGAACAAAAGATTATTAGGAGACATCACAACAAGATTATACAATATTTAAATGGTAGTACTTCAAATAAAGAAACAGATGTGTTTATAAAATATACCAAAGATGTAGATTTATTAAGATCTCAAAGTTTAGAAAAACAAATTCCTGAGTTATATCAATACTTAGAGAAAAATTTAGGATATAAGTACAATGAAATTAAAGGAAATATTAAATGAGTGATACGTTTTGTATAATGCCGTTTGTACATCAAAATTTAAAACACGAAGGAAGAGTGTGTGCATGTTGGCGCGGCCAGACTACACTTGGAAACAGCACAACATCTTCATTAACTGAAATTTTCAATAACGATGAAACAAAAAAGTTAAGACAAGAATTACTTTCGGGTATTAAATCAGAAGGATGCAGAAGCTGTTGGGACTTAGAATCGAGCGGAGTAATGAGTACAAGACAGGAAACCCTACAATCTTGGAAAATTGAAAATGATCAAATTGTATTTAACGAATCAAAAAATGATGTAGTGCCTAAGCAATTAGAAACTTATGTTAGAAGTACTATTAATGATGATTTTTCGTACTCAATTGAACAACTAAAAAGTGTTGAAATACGGTTTGATAATACTTGCAATCTAATGTGTAGGCATTGCAGCCCAGTATACAGTTCATTATGGAGTAAAGCAGCAGCAAGGTCTCCTGAAATGGCCGAATTAGTTAAGGATTCTAATAAACCTTCTGTAAAATTGAATACTGACATTATTGATGAAATAGAAATATTAGCACCTCACTTACAAGAAATTCTAATCACAGGCGGCGAACCTTTATATCATGAAAAACATTATAAATTTTTAGAAGGTTTAGAAGACTATGCAGAAAATATTGTATTAAACTACAACAGCAACTTATCGACATTAGAACATAAAGGTAATAACGTATTGCCGTTATGGAAAAAATTTAAAAATGTAGGAGTGTTAGTTAGTATTGATGCTACACCTGACATATATCCGTATATTCGAGTTAACGGAAACATTGATAAAGTTGAAGAAAACATTAAACAAATAAACAAAACACTTGATAATGTATTCTTGCAAGCAACATGTACTACCAGTGTATTAAATATGACGAGAATTGTTGACGTATTTAAATACTTTATGCAACTTAATGTTAGAGTACATGCAAGTTTAGTGCAATATCCGTCATCATTAAATCCGAGAATATTGCCTAAAGCACTTAAAGAACAAATTACTCAAGAGTACAATGAGTTTATTGAAAATTTAGAAACAATTGCACTGCAATATACGCAAAAGCATTCTTTAATAGACTACTATCAGCGTAGAATTCCTGTGATAGGAAAAAAATTAATTAATTATATGAATGCAGAAGACCTATATGATAAAGATTGGGACTCTTTTATTCGCAATATGCAAGTTCAAGATGCGTATAACAATACAAATGTATTAGATTACTATCCTGAATTTAAGGAATATTGGAATGCCTAAAACATTTTGTCCTATTCCTTGGAACTTTCAAGCAGTACAAAATAACGGAACAGTAAGAGTCTGCTGTCAAATGAACTCTACACCCGGCCGTGGTACATTAAAGAAAGACAATGGCGTTCCTTATAACGCAGGTTCAGATTCTTTAGACGAAGCCCGCAATGCAGCATTGATTAAAGACGTTCGCAAGACAATGCTTGAAGGCAAATGGCACCCCGATTGTACACGCTGTCAACAAGAAGAAGAGAGCGGACTAAGAAGTAGACGGATGTACGAAAATGATATATGGAATACATCAATTGATTCAATTATTGATTCGACAACAGTAGACGGAGAAATTAATATTGATAAAAATCCGTTAGTGTATTACGATTTACGCTTTGGAAATTTATGTAATTTAGCTTGTCGAATGTGCGGCCCTGAAGATAGCCATACTTGGTATAAAGACTGGGTTAACATGTACGGTAATAAATGGGATGACACACATGGCAAGGTTACACTTGAGAAAAATGAGAATGGCAGATGGGTTACAGATGCGTATGATTGGCACTATAGTACAACTTTCTGGGAACATATTGAATCGAACATAAAAAACATTGAACATGTTTACATGGCAGGTGGCGAACCTCTAATGATAGAACGCCATTATGAGTTTTTACAAAAGTGTATTGATAGTAATAATGCTCATCGCATAACTATAGAATACAATACTAATTTAACTAACATTCCTACTAAGGTATTAGTGTTATGGGAAAAGTTTAAAAGAATAAAAATTGGTGCAAGCATCGACGGTATGGGGAAAGTATTAGAATACCAACGTTACCCTGCTAAATGGAGTGCAATAGAAAAGAATTTAAAAATAGTTGATACTCTTCCTAATGTAGATGCTTGGATAGCGTGTACTGTTACAAACTTAAACGTATATCACATTCCAGAATTTATTAACTGGATAGTCAAACAAGAATTCAAACGCATAGGAGCAGGAAAGAATATTAAAATTATGTCACATCATATGTGTCACAAGCCTTGGTACAGCAGTGTAAGAGTATTGCCTCAGGATATTAAAGATGACATAGTTGCACATTATGAAAAATGTAAGACAACATTTGATAATTTTGACGATGCTACCAATAAACGTGCTTGCAAGATACTTGATAGTATAAGTAACTACATGCAAGGGAAAGACGAAAGCGACAAATTGTCAAACTTTATTGATTACACAGTTAAATTAGACAATTTAAGAAACCAAAATATTTTGGATATTGTTCCAGAATATAAAGGATTATTTAATGAATTTTTATAAAACTGCTTATGGAAAGGTGGCCTTTAAACTTGATTGTTCTAATATAATCGTACGGCTAAGTGGCGGATTTGATAGTGCAGTAATGTTATACACTATTGCATTTCTGTTGAACGAAAATAACTTATCACCGTCGATTTATCCTTTAACTGTGAGAAAGATAAACAATCCTAATAATGATCCAGCTATGGATAAAGCAAATCCGTATCCTGTAGTTGACACTATATTAGATTATGTCAAAGACAAATTTCCTAATTTAGATGTAAAACCTACACAACGACTCGACGTTGACAATTGGTGGTTAGATAACGATACTGGAAAAATTTATAGTAACGCACAGGATGAGTTATTATTAAAAATTATTAAAGATTATAATTTAGACACTGATGTTGTTTCGTATAACGGAGTAACAAAAAATCCAGATGTACATATAGGCGAAGAAAAACATAATCCTGAAAAAAATAGACAAGTACCTCTAATAATTGGAGCAATAGCTAATTCAAGGTCAGTGTATCATAACACTAAACAGTTTGGTCATGAAATAGAACCTTTTAGAAATTTTGATAAAAGAATAGTATTTTCCTTAGCAGATCGATTTGGCATTTTGCAAGATATGTTATCTATTACAAGAAGCTGCGAAGGACTTAGAGAAGCAACAGATAATTTTACAACAACTTGTAAGACATCTCCTATATGTTGGTGGTGTTACGAAAGAGAATGGGCAAATAAAAACTATGAAAAATAATATAGCTGATAGAAAATTACCATCGAAAGACAAAAATAGAAATCAAACTATACTTGACATAGTGTCCGAATATAAAGAATTATTTGAAGAGTAAATTTATGAGGTTAATTACATTTGGATGCAGTTTAACATACGGCACTGGTTTAGAAGATTGTTGGGAAAATGGCCATAATGGAAGTCTGCCAAGCAAGTTTGCATGGCCGAATGAAGTTGCAAATCGTCTTAACAGAGAACTTGTTAATTGTGCAGTATCTGGATCAAGTAATAAAGAAATTTTATACAACCTACAAAATTTTAATTATCAAGATGAAGACATGGTAGTTGTATTATGGTCTCATTTTGACAGGTATTGTATTATAACTGAAGATGGTATAAAACATATTAATGCTTGGCAAACCGACAAAACATCTAGATTTTTTTACCGCAATGTCCATGATTTTTATGATATGAAGGTAGACATGTACACTAGACTTAATTATGCTCATTATTTTTTAACTAAACGAAACATATTAAATTTTCATGCTTTTGGATCTGGGATGTATAAACACGATTTTAATTGGAATGATGTTCAATTGTGTAGAACAAGTATTAATAAAATACGTCGAGAGCATCCGAAAGCATTGGATAATAGCCACCCAGGACCAGCTGGTCATAAAGAGTTTGGGCGACTCCTTTATCAAGAAATCAAAGAGAGAATTAATGAATAAACCGCCATTATGTTACAATACAGTAGATAACATTAGAAAAACCAACTTACTAAATTTAAATAAAAGGTTTAAAAAATATGTCTGATCACAAATTACCCTCTAACACATTTTGTTTATTGCCGTGGGTGCATCTTAGTACTCGACCAGATGGTAGTATGCGAGTATGCTGTACTGCAAATGCAAGCAGTGTAGGTGCAACTAATGACAAAGAACACGGCGGCCAAGTTGGTATTCTTAAAACAGAAGACGGCAAACCTAACAACTTAAACGTAAGCGATTTTGAAACTGCTTGGAACAGCACATATATGAAAAACGTGCGTAAGCAAATGCTTGCAGGAGAAAAACCGCCTAGTTGTTTAAAATGCTACAAAGAAGAAGCTGCTGGACATAATTCAAAGCGTATGTGGGAAACTAAGTATTGGAGTCAGCGTGTTGATGTTGATAAATTAATTGCTGATACTAAAGAAGACGGAAGTGTTCCTCCCCAGCTTGCATATATTGATTTGCGATTCGGAACTAAGTGCCAATTAGCATGTATTATGTGTAGCCCGCACGACAGCTCGGGATGGATCAAAGATTATAAAGCAATCTTTCCTGCTGTAGAAAATGCAAGTCTAAAAGAAACAATGCAATGGCAGGACAAAGGCAGCTACAATGGTAGTAGTTACAATTGGCATAAACAAAATCCTACATTTTGGAAACAGTTCTATGAACAGATGCCAAGCATGCAACAAATTTATTTTGCTGGCGGCGAAAGTCTTATTATTGAAGAACACTATGAGATTCTTGAACATGCTATTAAAATGGGCTATGCTAAAAACCTTGAATTACGCTACAACTCAAATGGTGTAGAATGGCGTGAAGATTTGTTTGATCTCTGGAAAGAGTTTAAACTTGTGCGGTTCCATTATAGTGTAGACAGTATACACGAAATGAATGACTATATACGCTATCCTAGTAAATGGGAACGAACTAAAGAAGTGTTTCACATTTTAGACACACAAACGCCGTCAAACACTGAAATTACAATTGCATGTGCAGTACAAGCATTAAACATCTATTACATTCCTGATTTTATTCGTTGGAAGTTAGAAGAAGGATTCAAGAAAATCAACATGTGGCCGTTTGGTGCAGGTGCGGTAAATTATCACTTTGTTTATCATCCACCTCATCTTAATGTTAAAGTCTTGCCTAAAGAATTTAAAGCAGCATGTCGCAAAAAGTATGAAGAATTTTATCCATGGTGGGAAGCTAACTGGGAAAAAGGTATTCCTGAATGGCATAAAGGCAAAGTTACTAAAGACGATTGGCTCGCAGCAAGTTATGGCATCAGTCGTTTAGAAGGCATGTTAAAATTTATGGAAAGCGAGGACTGGAGTGTTCGACTACCTGAAATGAAAGAATTCTTAGAACTCAACGATGCACATAGAGGAAATAGTTTTTATGAAACTTTTCCAGAAATGAAGGGTATTTTTGATGGAATATAACAACTTAATAACATTGTGGGGAGATCAGCGTGACGATTTTAGAACAAGAGTTGCTGCTGGCGAGCTTCCTGTTGATGTAATTAAAAGTTATAACAGAAAGTCAAATACACTTAGTATTAATTGGGCGCTAGGAAATACTTGCACTTATAAATGTAGCTATTGTACACCTGAGCACTACGGTGCTACTAATCCTTGGCCCCCTGTAGAAAAGGCACTAGAAATTGTTGCTGAAATTAATCGAGTATACAAAGAACACAAGACTTCTATAGTATGGGAACTTATAGGCGGTGAAGTTACAGTATGGAAAGACATTGAGAAATTTGTTACAGAACTTAAAAAGTACGATAACAATTATGTAAGACTAGTTACCAACGGAGCAAGGTCAGTGCGTTGGTGGGACCAGTATGGCGGAATGTTTTCTGATATCGTATATAGCTTTCATCCTGAATTTGCAGACAAAGATCATTGTTTAGAAGTGTGTAATCTATTAGATTCGAAAGGTGTTAAAACAGGAGCTCTTGTTCTTGCACTTGCTAGTAAATGGGAGTATGTTGTTGAAACATACGAATTGCTAAAAGAAAAAGGTACGTTTGCTGTACTTGCTAAAAAACCAATTAGAGAAAATTATAAAAGTGACGATATAGGAAGTCATTTAAGGATGGTGACTTATACTCAAGAACAGTTAGAATGGTTGCGCCAAGACAACACTATTATACGCAAACAGTCTACAAGTATGGGCAGTGGTATTACATTTCGATATAATGAAACAGATTATATTAAATCTATACCTGAAGCAATGGCCGCATCGGGTGAAAATTCTTGGACTGGCTGGAAGTGTAATGTAGGTATAGATGTTCTCTATATAGGTTCTAATGGAATGGTTAGTGCCGATGCTAGTTGTAGACAGGGAAAAGTGTTTGGCAATTATTTAACTGATAATTGTACAACTTTTGATTGGACTGTAGAACCCACAGTGTGCAAAGTCAAGCATTGTTTCTGTAGCCATGATGTAAGGGCAACAAAATGGAGATAACTTTAGCACGATATGTGCCTGGGTTTACTAGCATGTATCAACACAAATTATATAAAGATGTAGTTGACTTATTACCTGAGAAACCTAGATTTTTAGAAATAGGAGTTTCCCTTGGTAGGAGCTCTTGGGCGTGGTTAGATGCATTGCCTGGAGATGCACACTATGATGCATTGGACAAATTTGATATTGGACCAGAAGATATACCAGAATTTAATAAAAATGCTGGTAGAAAACCGTCAACTCCTGGAAATCATTTAGATTGCTGGGAAGGTATAGCTAATTTATTAAAAACGATGTCTCATAGAGAAGTTTGGAATTTTGTATTACAACATCATCCTAAGTTTCATATAGTTAAATTTGTATTGACAATGCGTCTTCAGCAGTATATTCAAGACGAATACGGAGTTAATTACGATGCTATATTTATAGATGCTAATCAATCTTATGACGGTGTAATGCAAACTCTAGAGCACTTTAAAAATACTAAAGTTATATGTGGGGACGATTATGGTAATCCAGATTGGCCAGGCGTAGAAAAAGCTGTAAAAGAATTTGCTAAAAAATATAATTTTAAACTTACTGAACATCGTAAAAATTTATTTTTTATATTGGAAAATCAATGACTGTGTATCGTTATAATAATTCTACTATTAATATTCCTTTAGATGCTGCACAGCATAAAGGAATAGGAATTCGTTTAAGCGGCGGAGCTGATAGTGACGTGAGGACTACTAAATGGAAATAATTCAAGCAAGACAAGTCCCTGGATTTACAAGTATATATCAGCATCAGCGATACGCAGAAGTTGCAAAACTACTACCTAAAAATGCAAAGTTTTTAGAAATTGGTGTGCTTTTTGGAAGGAGTACTTGGGCGTGGTTAGACGTTTTGCCTGACGATACCACATACGACGTGTTAGATTCCTTTAATGTTGATGCATCAGAAATTCCTGATTTTGTTCGTTCTGATAGAATGCCCAAATTTGGCAAAAATTTGGATATCTGGTCGAACATAGTTAATATGTTAAAAAATATGTCTCATAAAGAAGTCTGGAATTTTGTAATGGAGCATCATCCTAAATATAAATTGTTATCTAATGTTACGTCGATGTCTACACACCAGTACATTTATAAAAAGTATTGTTCGACATATGATGCTATATATCTCGATTCGGAACACACCTACGAACACACAAAAAAAGTTTTAGAATATTTTAAAGATACGAAAGTTATATGTGGCGACGACTATAAAAACAAGGATTGGCCCGAACTTGAAATTGCTGTGAAAGAATTTGCTAAAAATTATAATTTCAAACTTACTGAATATCCTGAAAATTTGTTTTTTATATTGGAGAAACAATGATTTATCCTAAATGTGCAAGAGGGAAAGATCAGTTTATTACTGCAACAGGGCATGTGCGTCCTTGTTGTTTTCTCAGTGATAGGCCTGAGCGTAACGAATATCAACAGTTTGAATGTGATAAATTTGATATAACAAAAACGCCCTATGATGAAATTGTTAATGTACATTTAAAAAACTGGATAGACAATTTAATAGCTAATCCTGAATCTGCTGGACCTACTTGTAAAACACATTGCGGAGCAATTGCAGATAATTTAAAGAATCCGTTAACAAAGGTTGTCGAAGATGTATAGTGAAAAAGTGCATTTTGAATTAACACGTAGATGTTTGTTAGAATGTCCTAAGTGTCCGCGCACAGATCTTAAAGGCAATATACAAATAACTGATTTACCTGTTGATGTTATCAAAACAGTTATTCAGTCTGGTAATTATAAAAAAGTATTGTTAAGCGGCAATCTAGGAGATCCGATATATCATCCAAAGTTGATTGATATAATAAAATTCTTTGACACACAAAATGTATTTTTTATTATGGCAACTAATGGAAGTGGTAAAAAATTAGACTGGTGGAAAGAATTTTATAATAGTTATACACATGGTAAAGTTGTATTTGGCGTAGATGGCCTGAAAAATACTGCACATATGTATAGAAAAAATATAGACTTTGATAGCAGTATGGCAGCAATGAAATTAGGTGCAATATTAGGCAAAGATATTGTTTGGCAATTTATACCTTTTAGTTTTAATGAACATCAAATAGAAGCAGCACAAGCATTAGCTAAAACTTATGGAATAACATTTAAATTACGAGTAAGTGATAGATGGAACGAGAATGATCCTTTGCGTCCTAAAAACAAGCAATTGTATATGGAGAACACATGAGTAAAACTATCTGTCCTGCACCGTTTGTACATCAAAGTACTAAGACTGACGGCAGTATAAAACTGTGTTGTCGTAGTCTTCCTAGAATCGGAAATACTAACTCTATGTCATTAACAGAGGCTTGGAATTGTGATACTATAAAACAAGTACGGCTCGATATGGTTAACGGCATCAGAAATAAGCATTGTGAAGTATGTTATAAAGACGAAGATGCAGGGGTAGATAGTTTAAGACAAAAATATCTTAACAAACGAAGTAAGAAAATGCTCGACGAATATGAGCATGCAGTTTCTATAATGTCGCCAGACGGCAGTTTGTCAACAGGAGTAAAATGGCTTGAACTTAAACTAAGCAACTTGTGCAACTTTGCTTGCCGTATGTGCAGCGTTCATGATAGTACCAGTTGGTTTAAAGAATGGGACAAGATTAGTGACTTGCAACCTATAGACTGGCAAGAACATATAGTCAATCTCGGTCTTACTAAAAAACCTTATTTAGGCTATGAAGATGCATTTATAGAAGGGCTTGATCTAACTGAAGTGTTAGAATTAAATTTCGCAGGTGGCGAGCCGTTATTTGACGAAAAACATTATATGGTTCTAGATAAAGTAATTGACAGAGCAGACGAAATATTTTTAAGTTATGCTACTAATTTAAGCATGTTAAAATTTAAAAAATATAACGTATTAGATTACTGGAGTAAATTTAAAGCAGTAAAACTTGCAGTAAGTCTTGACGGGAACAAGGAACAAAACGATTATATTCGCTGCGGTAGTAAATGGCAGCAAATACAAGACAATATATTACAACTTAAAAAATATCCTAACATTCGTATTGTTGCTAAAATTACAGTACAAAACACTAATGTATATTACATACCTGAAGCATTAGAATGGTTTGATAGTATGGGCATTGAAACTGAAATTACATTTGTTCGCTATCCAGAACATCTAAGTGCAAGTGTACTTCCAACAGATTTAAAAAATAAAGTTGTTAATAAGTTAGATAAGTATGACTACAGTTGCATCAGTAGTATACTAGCATTTGTAAAACAAGATGAATACACTAAGGAGTTATGGGATAAGTTTTGGCAGCATCACACTGCATTAGACAAATCACGCAATGAAAATTTAATTGCAACATTTCCTATATTTAAACAATGATATCATGTAAAGCACTTACACAAAATATACAAATAGACCCGCAAGGGTTTGTTCGTATCTGTTGTCAAAGTGCAGACAAACTAATTCATGTGAGCGAGCTAGAAAGACTAGAAGATGTGTTTGAGTTAGCACAACATAAAGATATTATAACTACTATGCAAACACAGTGGCATTCTAATTGTTCTTTATGCAAAACACACGAAGAAACTAACGGTACTAGTCGCCGAGACAGTTATGACGAATGGATAACTTCTAATCAATTTAGGTTAGATATTAACTGCGGTAATCACTGCAATCTAAATTGTAGAATGTGTACACCTGGAAACAGTACCAGCTGGATACCTGAAGCAAAGATACTAGCAGCTAAAGGTATACATTTTCAAACAGCAAGAACCGCAGTGCATGAATTATCAAAAGAAGATATAGAAAAAATATTATCTTTTATTCGTGCTAGCAATAAAGAATTTTTTATAGAATTAAAAGGAGGCGAGCCTTTTATAATGCCTCGCACAGAATATTTTATAGAGCAATTACTTGAATTACCCAACGCTAATAAAATTTCAATAGAAGTAGTAAGTAACGGCACTCGCATACCCCGTTGGATCAATAAAGTTAGTAAATTTAAAGAATTTAATCTTGTGCTAAGTTTTGACGGAATTGAAGAAGTATACACTTACATAAGAAACTCTAGTTGGGAAACCTTTGTAGAAAATTTAAACATTTTTAAAAAACATATTAGTAATAAAATTGTATTACACACTACTTTGCAAAATTATAACATACACCAGTATTATAAATTAACAGAGTTTGCTAATGAACACAACTGCACCTGGAGTACAAATTTAGTTGTCCGACCTAGTTTTCTAGCAATAAATATATTATCAGAATCTGCCAAAGACTATGTACTAGAAATTATGAAAAATAGTAGATTGTCAAAGATAATACAAACTAAATTTGATCCTTTGCTATTAGATAAATTCTACAAATACACTTATGAATTAGATAATATGCGAAATCAACAATTAAAAGAACTAATACCGCATTTGCAGGAAATAAAATGATATTACCTAACGAACATACATTTGACTACGATTTATTAAGACAAAATACAATAGTTTCTTCTGTATTTTATAAAAAAGAAGTTAACTTTTTATTTAAAAATCAGCGCGAGCTGTTTAATGAAAACAAACTTTCTAGACCTAACGAGATGAAAGACTGGCAAGAAGATAGTATAACATACAAACTTAATAACTTTGGATATAGATCAAATAAAGATTTTGTTAAAGGTGATGAATGTAATGCATACATAGGCTGTAGTTATACATTAGGCGAAGAAGTTAATTATAAAGATATATGGCCGACATTGGTTAATAAAAAATTAAATGATTATAAACTTTATAACTTAGGTGTGCCAGGCGCCGGCCCCGAAACTTGTTATAGAGTATTAAAAGGATTTATTAACTTTGCAAATATAAAAAGAGTGTTCCTTTTGCTTCCCCTTAGTGATAGGCGAGAACTTTATTACTGTAAACAATGGTCTCAAGTTAAAGCTAATAGCAGCGTTTTTTCTCATAGAGATATTATATCTGGATTCTTTACTAGAGAAGAAGCATATATAAATAAACTTAGAAATTTAGATGCTATTAAATTTTTATGTCAGAGTAATAATATTCCATTGTATGTTCTAGATCTTAATGATACAGAGACAGAAAAAACAGTAGTAAACGACGCAACTGCAAGGGACTTATTACATCCCGGAAAATCTGCACATGCTACATTTGCGGAAATATATTTAAAAATGGTTAATTGTAAAACACAATAGGAGATAGTATATGAGTTTAGATCAGGATGAGTTTTTATCTGCTGTAAATAGTAGTCAGCGTTGTCAACGCAATTGGGACCTCTCTAAAGAAATAGATCTTGAAACTATTAATTGGCTCATAGATGTTGGTTATAATACACCTACCAAACAAAACTTGAATAGTTTTGATATTGTATGTATTAAAGATAGAGATGTTATACAACAATTTGCTAACGCAGCACGGAATAGTGACGATGAACTTTCTCAAATATCTAAGAGTCTCAGCAGTGCTATAAAACAAGGAAGAATGCAAAATCCTCAAACTAACTCTAATATACTATTTTTATTTTTTATGAGAGAAGAAGATAGAGATAGTAGTACTAAATTTTATAGAGATCATGGAAACGCATTATCTAAAGGTTCGTATAGAGTGCTAACATCCTTAGAAGTTGGATTATCTGCAGGGGCAATAGCAATAGCTGCAAATAGTTTAGGATTAAAGTCTGGTTTTTGTAAGTGTTTTTGGGAAGACGCATTTCCTAAAAAGGTACTTAAGGCACATAAATTAAATAGATACAATTTGCTGTTAATGTTAGGAATAGGATATCCCTTGTACGACACACACACATTACACACTGATGGAATTAACACTAGCAACACTTATGACAAAATAGGACAACGAAGAATTATTATTTGACAATTAATAATAATGATGTTATTATAAGTTATGAATGAAGATTTAAAATGGAGCAACTACGATTTTACTAAGATTCCCTTTGATGACATTGTCAGTGTGGGTCAACGTACTCTGCTTTATCGCGATCTTTTTACTGTATCGTGGTTACTTGGAAGATTCTGCAACTACCGTTGCTCCTACTGTTGGCCATATGCGAGAAGCGATCGTAAAGACCACCGTCCTACCGAGCTCTGCTTGCGTACAGTGGATGAAATCAAACGTCAAGCCAGAGACAACGGCTTCAACTCTTTCCACTTCTCCTTGTCGGGAGGAGAGCCTACTTTCCATCCTGGATACTTGGACATACTAAAACATCTTGCTGATGATGTTGACAATACTAACTATACAAGTGTTCATATGACATCAAACTGTAGTCGATCAATGAGTTGGTTTGAAGAATACGTAGAAGCAGTTAAACCATTCCATCGTGCAAGCATTACAGCAAGTCTACATACAGAACATTTAAATACACGTGAGAAGATGCAAGACTTTGCAGACAAGTTAATCTTCTGTCAGGAGCACGATGTACAAGTTACGATTAATATGGTTATGGTTCCGGACTGGTTTGAAAGAGACTGGGAAAACGCATTGTTCTTTCACGAACAAGGAATCAATGTTACTCTTAAGCCGCAATCAGATCCTACTGCGAGCCGCGTGGTTGATGGTTACACGGAAGAAAATTTAAAACGTTTGCATAACGGTATGCCACAACGTGCGTACACAGAAAGTAAGCGTAAGTGGGCAGATAGGCCTAAGCCAACATTTCAAGTACCTAAAGATATTATGGGAAAAAATGATGCTAGCGTACCGTGGCATATGCAAGTTGAGTTAAAAGACTCAAAAGGCGAAAAATGGTACATGGATCAAGCGGAACGATTTAATGCGTTCAACTTTAACAATTTTAAAGGTTGGAGTTGTAATGCTGGATACAGTGGTATTATAATACGAGAGCCGGACGGCAGCGTTAAGCGATCATATTCATGTCATGATGTTCCTCTTGGCAATATCGAAACAGGGTTTAAACTATTTGATTCTCCAATGCCTTGTATAACAAATAGTTGTGTAAGCAGTGCAGACAGCAAAATACCCAAGAGGAAAATTAATGTGGATTTATAAAATTTTAGAAGACCTACCAACACCACCAGATAGATTTTTTGATCTAGCAAACAAACATATACAAGAAAAATCTTGGGGTGTAGACTTACACGGATTGCACAAAAAATACGAAGATCGTGTTGTACTTAAAGATGGAAAACAAGTAGGATTTACGTTTCATTACTATCAAGCACTTAATGAAGATTTTACAAATTGGTGCCATGAAAATATTCATCCTGAAGCATTTGATTGTGGTATTCGATTTTGTGACGGAGACCGTGGACCGTACCTAGCACCTCACACTGATATTAAACGAGATATTGCTATAATGTACTTGTTAGATCCAGGCGGCGAAGATGCTAAAACAGTATGGTACCAAGAACATGGAAAAGATTTAGTAAGAGGTCGTCAAGTTCATGCAAACGATTTTAGTAATCTAGACGTAGTTGAAACCATAAAGTTTCCTACTAATACGTGGGTAGCATTAAATACACTTATACTACACGGCGTTGAAAATGTTACAGGAGTTAGAACAGCATTTCAACTAAGTGCAAATAAGGATATATGGTAATGCAAGAACCTATAACAAAATATGTAAAGCGATTTAGTACAGGAAAAAATCCTAAACATTTAAAGGAAGCAATGGATGCTATGATTCCGCAAATTGAAGAAGCGGGATGGTTTACTATCGGCTTTCAAGATCAGTTTGCTATACAAGCGCATCCTGATGATTTTGATAAACCAGATGTGAATGTATATCACAGCGGGTGCGGCCCAACGCCGAGCTTACACAAAGATCGCACTGACAATCCTCGCATTGAAGCAGATTTTATAAAAACAACTCCCATGTTTCAAAATACAATCTTTGAAGAGCTGTTAGAAGAATCTCCAGTGCCGTATATTCGTACAAGGATATTTAAACTTAAACCTAAACATTGTTTTCGAATACATCGAGACATTGACTATAAGTTCCATCTTCCTATTATTACAAATACAATGAATATGTGGGTGTTTCCTGCACATAATGTAAATCACAGTTTGCATACACCGTTAACAGGTGACAACTATTTTATTGATACTCGTATTGCACATACTGCTATTAACGGCAGCGGATATGATCGATATCATATCTGCATGACATCGTACTTAACAGATCAAGAAGTGTTTGATCGAATTGCCCCGTTTGAAGTTCCGTTAGCAAAGGACAATTATCCTGTTATTAAAGGAAATCCACAAGACGGTCACAATTGGGTACTAGACGATGACGAACATGGTTGACAAATATTGTTAACTGTGTTAATATATACATACTCACACAACTATAGGAGAAATAAATGAGTAAACTATACGGATTGATTGCATCCTTTGCAATTGCTGCATTTGCATCATCTGCACATGCATGGGAACCTAATGGACCAGTAACAGTTACTATTACTGCACCTGCTGGAAGCCTACATGATACTACTTTCAAAACAATTCTTCCAACATTAGAAGAACAAACTGGTGTAGATTTTATTATTGATTACAAACCAGGCGCAGCTAGTGTTAAAGGAACTAATCATTTCTTGTCGTTACCAGCAGATGGACAAAACATTACATTGACTGCTAGTTTAAGTCTTGTATTGTCAGATATTTCATCTCCAGAGATTGCAAAATGGGATTGGGACAAAGACTTTGTATACATTTCAGGCATTGCGCACAGCACTACTGCTGTAACTGTTTCTGAAGCTGGCCGATTTAAAACAATTAATGATCTTGCAAATGCAATTGCAACAGGTGAAAAGGTAGTTATTGCTACTACGTATCCTAACTCAGAAGCAATTGTACGTTTGCTTGCACAAAGCGTAGGCTCAGATGGATCAAACATTAAATTTGTAAAATACAAAAACCCAGCCGCAGCACTTACTGACGTAGTTGGTGGTTCGGCTGACGTATTTGTTAGTGGACTAAGTCCAGCTATTCCTTTACAACAGGCAGGAAAAGTTCGCTTTTTAGCTACTACAGGAACAGAACGTTTAGAATTCTTACCAGATGTTCCTACATTGTCTAGCGTTATACCAAACTTTGTTATGACAGTAGATATGGGTATTAGCGTAAAAGCAGGTACTCCGCAAGAAGCAGTTGATTGGTATGTTGCTGCCATAACTAAAGCTGTAAAAACAGAAGCTGCCAAGCAAGCAAGAGATAAAGTGTTCTTGAATTTAGATAATGCATTTATCGGACCAGAAGGTCAGAGAACTTATTACATTGCTAATAGAAAAACTTGGGAAAAGACATACATGGAAATGTACGGATCTAAAAAATAAGAAGTTATATCAACTTCAATAAAAAAGGCGCATAATGCGCCTTTTTTTAATGTCTAAATTTTCAATGTCGTTCAATACTTGATAAAAGGCCGCTACTAAAGTAAGTATAATACTTGTCATAAATTGATTTAGTAGCATTAACAAGTTTAATCTTTTCCTTGCTTGGCATAATAATTGTTGGAATTCCAGACTTAGCAGCTTCTGCTTGAACTCGTGTATTGTCACGTACACTTTCTTCACGTTCTAACTTAGCAGCACTTAGTGCAGCCTGTTTAAAAATTGCTCTAGTCTTTGAACTCATCTCGTTCCATAGTTTTGAGTTAGTGATCATTGAAGTTAAAAATAAACTATGTTGTGTATCGTTAATTACTTCAGCAACATCGTTGTAACCACTTGCAAAGAAACGAGCATATGTAGTAGAACCTGCCTTCACATCACCGTTAGTAATAGCAGATTTAACTGCATCAATAGCCATTGGCCTAGGATCAGCACCTGTTGCTTTAAATGTATCAAAGCTCACCGGACTGTGACTACATGCTACAGGCAAATTGTAGAAATCTTCAAAAGTTTCAAGTGCTTGGCTACCTGGCATAATTCTAAAACCACCTGAGTATGTAAACGCAAGACCTTGAATATTACTTTTAGCACTTAACTTTGATAATAACGATTCACCAATTACACCATCTAAAACATCAGTAGCATGATCGTCGTCATTAAACAAGAATGGCATGCCAAGTACATATAAATCTTTTTCAATCTTACCTAGAGTTTCGATATAAGTTGTAGCAATGTCAATTGTACCATCGTTTACAAGTTGCACAACTCGTTCGCGATCTTTAAAATGTACACTGATATCTATACCACGACGTTCAGCCCAATCTGATAACCCTAATACTTCAATTTCGTATTCTCCGTTAGTTTCAGTAAAAATTTCTTCTGAAAATTGCTGTGCTGCATTAATAAAAAGGTGATATGGTTCATGTGCTATAACCCATGTAAGTTTCTTACTCATTGTTAACTCCTGAAGTTTCTTATATACTTATTTATGCCAATTAACACCAGTATTACACAAATGCATAATAGTGCTAATGATATTGGACGATCAACGAAAATGCTAAAATTTCCATCATTTAGTACTAGTGATCTACGAAATACAATTTCAAACTTTGGTCCAAGAACAAACCCTATCATAAATGGCACAAAGTTTATTTTTAAAGCCATTAATACATACCCTAACATTCCAAATACTGCTAGTAATAATATATCTTCTAGGGTTGTTCTCATAGTGTATACACCTAGTATACATATTACTAGAATAATTGGATAAAGCATATTGTACGGAACTTTAAGAATATTAGTCCATACTCTGATTAACGGAATGTTTAAAATTACTAGGAAGAAGTTTCCTACTAGCATACTTATAACTAGTCCCCAAAAGATATCAGGTTGATTAGACATCATAATAGGGCCTGGCACAATTCCGTATAACATAAATGCGCCTAGCATGATTGCCATGACTGCGTTTTCTGGAAGTCCTAATGCTAATAAAGGAATAAAGCCTGCTTGTGCGCTTGCATTATTTGCAGCTTCTGGTGCGCAAACTCCTTCAATGGCTCCTTTGCCCATTTCGTCTTTATTTTTACTAACCTTTTTCTCTAAGCTATATCCGGCGTATGCGCTTATTGTTATTCCGCCACCTGGCAACAACCCTAATATGCTTCCTAATAATGTACCTCGAATAGTAGGAGGTATCATTCTTTTCAAATCTTCTTTAGATGGAAACAGTTTAAGTTTGCCAGTGTAAGGCTTTATACTAATTTTCTCTATAATATTTTTAAATATTTCACTAATAGCAAACAGACCAATAGCAACACTTGCAAATCCTACACCATCAATTAGATATGCACTGTTAAAACTAAATCGTTCAAAACCTGTGATAGTATCAGTTCCTATGCATCCTACTAATATGCCTATGCATACTACTCCAAAGCTCTTAAGCATGTCGTCGGTCGTAATAACACTTATACTAATAAATCCTAACAACATTAACATAGTGTATTCCGCCGGACCGAAACTAAATGCAAAATCAGCTAACACAGGGCTTAAAAATGCAATTAAGAAAGTAGTAAATATTCCAGCAGTAAAACTACTCATGCCAGCAGCAAAGATTGCTACTCCTGCTCTTCCCTGCATAGTCATGGCATGCCCGTCTATAATAGTCATTACACTAGAAGTTTCACCGGGTATTTTTAAAAGGATACTAGTTATGCTACCGCCATATTGTGTACCATAATAAATACCGCTTAACATCATTAATCCATAAATGGGACTAATATAAAATGTAGCCGGAAGAGCAATACTAATAGCTGCTGCTGGACCTAAGCCTGGCAGCACGCCTACTATCGTGCCTATTAGACACCCTAATAGAATGTATCCAAGACTTTCAAATGTAAAAACAACATCTGCACCTATTAAGATTTGTTCTACCATAATGGCAATGCCCTTAATACTGTAAATTTTAAAATTAATAACAATAATATGCTTACTGCTGTTATTATAGATGTGTGCTTTAAATTAAATTCTGGATGTAAATATGAACTGCTCCATACTAAAAATATGCTAGCTAATAGTAATCCGCTCAATTTTGCAATAACAAATGTTAATACAATAATTGCAATTAGCAGTATTGGAATGTTAATATGAATAACGACTTTATCTTTTCGTTTAAAATTCTTAATATAATTAAGTATACCGATTAAAATTAAGATGCCGCTAATTAACGCAGGAAAATAACCTGTTTGCATATTATCTAATGTACCAATGTCGTATTGTAAACTTCCAATGCCAAATGTAATACCTATTACGCTATATAAAATTAGTACAGCAAGTTCTCGATTAATTAACATCTTTTCCGCTCATTAATGTATATAGACTGTTAAATTTAGAAGGGTCGTATTTTTTATAATTAATAACATTGCTCAAATTGTATCCTATTTTTAATTTCTTACCTTGTGTGCAAAAGTTCTTAATTATGCTAGTTATTTTATATGAATCTAATTCTAATGCACTCATGATATCTAATCTACTTGTACTAAAATCCATCATAATTAAATCGTCTAATATTAACAATTTTTTTGTAGCAATTTTTCTGTCAACAAGACTTTGGTCACCGATAACAATTAGATTAATCTTAACATCGTTTTCTAATGCTGTTAACGTTTTTTCTTTTAATCGAGAGTCAATTGGATATTCGCCATCGGCTGTACATACGATAACATCTACATACTTATCGTAGAATTCTTTCATATACAAATCGCCTGCGAGTTTATTTGGTAATAAGATTACATTCGAAATATTAATTGTTTCTATACTTATTTTTTGAGGGTATAGATAGTCCATTCTTCGGATACTCCCATGGTATTGTGGATATAAAATCTCCAAATGCTTCTTTAAATAAAGATTTAGCAATTTTATATTTAGGTGGCAAATTACATACATAGTACACAAAGTCCCAATCAAAATACGGATGTGTCCATGTAATTTCAGCATCTTGGCTATATGCAAAGTTTCTGTATGCACATGTGCTAACAGTTTGTAAATGTAACAGTTTATTTGTGTAATCTGCGTCACCAAACGAGTTGTATTCATCTAAATAAAAATTTGCAATTTTTTCAACTAAATGTACTTTATCATTCCATATATAACTGTCGTTTGGGCTTGCTATTTTGTGATTAGTAATAGTGTCTATTGCTAATATTTTGCAGTAATCTTTAATAGTTGATGACGGAGATTGTATAGCATATGCTAACGGCATATTGTGCTGAAATACAAGCGGCCCGCCTTCGCCTGTTATCTGTACATTATTTTCTAGCCCAACTCGTTTAACTGCACTACGTTTTGCACCAAACGGATTTTCTATCCAAAAGTTAAAAAATCGTTCGTTCAGTTGTCCGAGTATTTTTCCAGAATATTCAACTTCTACATATTGAGTATCGATACTATAAAATTCATCAAGACGTTCTACTATTTTTTTTTCGGAATATTGCTGATTTGGGCTGTGTAATGAAATAGTATTAAAGTTATAATTCCAGTGCTTCATGCAACCTGCAAGAGTGCTAGAGTCTTTGCCGCCACTTAAGAATAGCGTGTTGCTTTCACCTGTACAACGGTCTATAGCAGCTTTAAACAGCTTCTGGCAGTGTGTAGCACTGAACTCAGTTAGTTCGCGCTGTAAGAGCGTTATAAAGCGTTTAACGACCCCATTCCATACATACGTACATGGCTCTACTCTAAATAATCCTTGAATATTGGTAAATTTTCCAAAATTATATCCGCCATGTAAGTCAATCATTTCTTGTTCGTCATCATTAATTTTTAAATCATCGATAGCATTTCGAACATCTATGTAGTATGTTCCTACTACATTATCGTCTGTATAAAATAAAGGGATTGTACTGAAATGATCTACAGCATAACAATTTACAGTAGGTGATGAATATATTAATGCAAAATTACCTCTAAGATGTTCTGGAAAATTTCCTGCATCTAAAGACGACGAAACTTCGGATACCTCTAGGGACATATGTCCTGCTATATAGAGATCGCCGAAGTCTGTTTTATAATGAGTAAACTTTTCTTTATTTAGTACCTGCATCAAGTACTTATTCTAGTTTAGTTTGCTCCTAACGGATAATGACTTTTAACACAGCCGTCTGCATCAGCTAGTTCTGGTTTATTTTTAAGACGCTTTGCAAGACCAATAGTGTAAAGGTCGTCCATAAATTCTCTTGCTAATTCATCTGCCTTGTCTTGCATTTCTTGAGTAGTACAAATTTCTTCGAGCTTCTTGCGTCCAATGTTTGCATGGAATCGTTCGTCTTTTGCAATTTCGTCGTATTTTTTAGCAAGTAATGGATCAGTGGCAGTCTTAGCAATCATACTCCAATTACGTGCAGCACGGCCTTCTCCGATGTAGCTGTATAATGCTTGTGCTAAAGGATCAGTAGAAGATTCGTATTTTTCCATTAATTGCGCAGGACCCATTGTACCGTTTTCTTTTGTACGATTTTTCATACGTGTAACAATTTCGCCAACGTCTACTGGTTCGCCATTGATATGTGTTAAAATATCCATACCAATACGGAAGTGTTTTGCTTCGTCATATACTTGCTTAGATAACATCCAAAACTCTTCAGGAGTTGCATCGTTTGGTAAGTTTGCAACACGAGCGGCAATACCTGTACAGTTGCCGCGTTCGTTAACTACACGTGGAACAAAGTAATTAATTAATTCTTCTTTACTTGGGTCTTTTTCGAAAAACTTTCGGACACCGTTTTCAGCAAACTGAAATAGTGGCTCACATTCTTTTTTTAATTTTTTTACATACTCTTTAGATGTTAACATTTTCGTGTCCTTTTTCTAATATCATTTTAACGTATACGTTAGGGCCAAACTCTACATTAGTATTTATTACTTCGCTGCATTCTTTAAACCCATAATTGGTATAACTTTTTAATGCACTAAGTCTTGGTAAACTCCAAATTGTAGTACAATTATTCTCTATAGCTTTTTCTTTAACAAAGTCAAATAATAAAGAAGAATAATTTTTAGATCTGTATTGAGAGAAAATATATATTCCTCTACTTCTAAATTCGTCTATATCAGTTTGATGACAGCTATTAACTCCTACGATCGAATCGTCGTCATATATTGCACAAAAGTAAGGTTTGTAGATTTCATATATTGACATGTTGTATGTTCTTGATAAAGTCATACTACTCATGCTTTTTATTTCGCTAGTCCTGTCTAGCCATAAATGATTTTGCCACACAGGTAAAATATCATTAAACGATATTTCTTTTATTTGCATTTTACATTCCGTTTAAATTAAAGTACATATCTTTTACAATTTTTTCGTTCAACCCTACATTAAATACTAGCATTGTCATATAATTTGTCATGCTAAACAAACTATGCACTTTAACAGTATTCATTAAGTATAATCTTCCATTTTCTAAATGTACAGGTTTATCTTCGTACATAAAAAATGTAGTACCTGTACAAAAGTTTAACGGCATAATAAGTCTAAATGATGTATTGTATATAGCGTCTCGATGTGGAGGAAAAAATCCTCCTTTTCCTAATCTTAAAAAGTGACTACGATACATGCTGTCACCTAATAATTCATTAATAGGTTGAAGAGTCGGTATGCCTTTTCCAACTTCAGTTAAATGACAGAAGTCTTCTTCTACATATCGCGTTTGATGTAATTTGTTATATTGACGTATGCTATCTAAACTAATTGGATCAATAACGTTACCGTCTATACTTGTATACGGTAATCCAAATCTAGGAATACCGCCATCTCTTGGATTATACTTTTGCCAGGATGTTTCCCATGCTTCTAATTGATGAAGAATTTCGCCAGCATTTAAAATGAACTTTAATGGTACTATATCACCTAAAGTAAATAACCTATTATAAAGTTCATTTCGAGCCGGCCATTGTTCAATAACTGGTTTATGTATTTGCCATTCGGCTGTCATCTATGCCTCAATTTTAGCTTACTGCAAATCCTGGAACAACATAATCAGTGCCGTTAACGTTTATTTTAAAATAAATGTCTGGGCTTGCAGGCAATGCACTTGCTGCACCTGCAACTCCTACAGTAGATTGTGTAGGAACAACTAATTGAACAGTACCAGTTCCGTTTGCACGTAATTCTAAGTTGCTGTTTGATGTAGTACTAGTAATATAATTGTCATCAATTAAAACATTACCAATCAATGCATCTTTTGGTGTATGTATTGATGCTAACGGAGTAGCTACACCAACACCAAAATAACCTGTATCACGCATCAATCTTAATTGATGTGTTATTGGGTAAGTATCTAGATCATCTGGAAGATCGACTTTGATTTCTAAATGACTTTCACGACTACTGATTGTTGCAGCAATCGATTTTATTGGATTTTCTGCATCGACTTTACCGAATTTGATAGCACCGTGTAGCCAATTTGGATTTTCTCTAAAAAGTCCATAACTTGATTCGTTAACGTAATGCATCTGCGGATAATTACTTACAAACCCAGTAGGTCCTTGGTTAAATCCTTGCATTTCAAAGGTTACAGTTTCAGCAATATCGCTTGGACCAAGTACTAATGTAGGTGAAGATATTTTCATCAAATCAGTTGTAAGAGATGCAACTGCAATATCTCCAACAATAGCAGCAGGAGATATGATACCATTAACTGCATCTACAATTATAGTACTATCATCTGCAAACACACTACCCACTACATCGCCAACTAATCTACCAGTAAGTGATCCTGTTATTGCATCAACCATTACAGTACTATCATCTGCAATTATTGAAGCGTTGATGCGGTCAGCAGTTATTTGATTTCCAATATTGAGTTGATCAATCCATGCTTCTCTCCAGTATGCATCCGGAGCGCCTAACAGCGACGAATTATTAGCATTAGGTATTAAGTTACCTGCAACAGTACCTCCAATTGTAATTACATCTCCGCCAATTCCGTTGCCTAGTGTAATGTTACCGTTAGCAATAATATTGCCACTTGCAGTAATTGTGCCAGTAATATCTATATTACCTGTACCAGTAATATTAAAACTGTTTAAGTCTAAATTACCACCTAACTGTGGACTAGTGTCAGCTAGTACAGAATCAATTGTGTTTGCAATACTAGTAATACCGCCAGTGGTAGTTCCGTCACCAACGTATAACTGTTTGGTGTCTGTTGTAAATATTAATTCGCCCGCTAATGGTGTAATTGCTAATCGTTCTGCATTAGTGCCGCGTCTAACTTGTAAAGCCATGTATAAACTCCTGGATAGTATTGTTCATATGTATTTATGCCTTTGACAAGAAAGATTACTTCCTTTTCTTCATGAACTGATGTGTTCGTTTTTTAATATCAAACTTAACTTTTTCAGTATCTAATCTAAAGTCGATACTGTCAATTGAGTCTTCGTAATGTTCGAACAGTTCTTCTAATGCCGATTCTACATCAACATTTGGTTTTTCTCGGGTCTTTTTAATGTCAATTTCCCAAGTCTTTCCATCTTTAAAACGAACGTTGATGCTGTGCAAGTATTCAATAGGCACAACATCAACATCTATCTCATTAAAGATTTCGGGCCAAGTATCGATAACAGCCGGCGGAAGTTTCTTACTCTTAGGCACTCTCGGCAGTTTTCTTAGATGCTTTTTTAGTAGGAACCAATTCCTCTGCCTGTCTACGCAATGCTGCCGCTTCTTTGCTCAATCTATCTGCATCGCTACGATATTTTGCTGCAAGCATCTCGTCAGTAATAATACCTTCGTCTGTTGTAACTACTTCGTCCATCGCTGACATAGATGATGTATTGTTAGTATAAGCATCTGCTGCGTTAGCTACGCCTGTATCTTGTACTGCTGGTTTTGCACCACCTAATGCAAGATCTGCTACAGTAACGCCTCTTTGCTGTGCAATAATAGTGTTAAGCTCTGCTAAATTAATGGATGCATTATTATTTGGCGTCATTTCTACTAGATTAGTAGCAACTTTCTGCATGCGTCCCGTAGTATGGAATCCAGCAAGCATATTGCGGCCATCGGATAATTGTGCTCTTGCCATCGCTTCGCCGAGCTCGTACGCATCTTGAGCAGTAGCTGAGTTGATTAAATTAATGAACGAATCGTGATCGGCTGCATCTAAACTTTCGGTCATTACAACAACACAACTTTCGGGCTCGCCTGGTACTACGCGATATACTACGCCACATTTTTTCTTAGTTTTAGCAATGCGACCTACATGTTTAGTATCTGCCATTCTTATTCTCCTTTAGAAGGTTCTTGTTGCGCTGCTACTGCTGCTAGGAATGTTTCCAGCTTGCTGTAGATGGTACCAACTGCTACCATTTCGTTTGGCTTAAATGCACCACGCTGACTTGCTACATCAATAACTTGTTTGATTGATGCTAGATCATTAACTGTTAATTCTGGACTAGCTGCTTCGGGTACTTTTGCCGCTTCTTCTTTAACTTCTTCAGACATAAATATCTCCTATATGTTTGTTGTCTTTATATTTAATTATATTTTAAATACGGACACGCCAAAGTGAAATAAGAAAGCTCTTTAGCTTCCTCAAATCCGACCTTGGTCATGTTCTCAATGCTATTGCTGTTAGATATTGCAATAGTCTTGCCTACGTAGAATCTACCTCTGAGATTCTGTTCTATCCATTTAACTAGACTTTGATCTAAATTATATCTAGTAGGCAAAAGGATGTATTCGAAATGCGGAGCAGGTAACTTTACTCTCCGCATCTCGAAAAAGTTTAATGCATTGGGCTCTTTTAGTTTCAAGCCACGTCCTCGTAATGTGCTGTAAGACCAAAAGGTGCTTGCAAGTTCTTGTCACGGTGACTGTGAATGATAAAGATTGTATCACAGTAGTTTTCATCACCCCAGCTATTCCAAGGATACCCATCTGTAAACATGATAAACTTCTTAGGTTGAATATCATTATACTTCATGTAATCCCAGTTAGCATCAAAGTCAGTGCCGCCACCGCCCATGATCTCATAGTCCAGTAAGCTGTCGCCGCCATCTGCACTAAAGTCCTGCTCATTATACACTTTAGTATCAAAGCACCACAATTTAATCTGATAATCTTTGTACTCGTCCATAATACCTTTGATTTCGCTTAGGAAGTCTTGAGCCTGACTATCACCAATTGACCCGCTCATATCTAATGCAATACAAATGTCAATAGTTTCGTCAAAGTTCATGCCCGGCAAAATAGCACCAGTCATTTGACCTTTACGGCTAGGGCGACTAAATGTGTAATCATTGCGGACAGTGCTTTGGATTTGCTGACGCAATAGTTCGCGCCAGTTCATCTTAGGCTCAGTAAGCTCTTTGATCATACGCTGAATCTCGCCAGGTGTGTTGCCTGCACCTGATGTTTGCGCTGCCGAAATCATATTTTCTTTGATCTCGTCTTTGATCTTCTTTAGTTCTTCTTTAGTGTAAGTAGGACGACTCTTGCTTTCTTTGCCGTCTTTATCTCCACTACCTTCGCTTTCGCCTTCACCTTCCCAGTCGATATGCTCGTCGAGCAGTTCGCCAAGTTGCTTCAAATATTCTTCGCCGTTCTTTTTAGCTTCTTCAAACAAGTCATCGTATACTTCTTCAGAAGTCCAACCATCATATTTAAAGTCTTGGAAACAATCTACGAGCTTAGGCTTATCGCCAATACGATCACGAACAAGCAAGTTGTTTACAATGTAGTCAGCGGCAATGTTATAAATTTGTGGATTACGGTCATCTCTACGTCCTAAGTGATCAAATACACAGTGTAGAATTTCGTGAGCAATAACAAACTCAATTTCTTTATTGCTCATTGCGTTAAAGAATTGAGTGTTAAAATAAAGATTACGTCCGTCTACAGCGGCAGTGGGCAACCAATCATCTGCACTTTTAATTTGCAAACGAGTAGCCATATTGCCAAAGAACGGATGACGCAACAGCAAGCCTACACGAGCTACAATGATGCGATCGAGTACATCTACTCGCATAGCTTTGAGTTGTTCAGGGGTAATATCTGGATCGGGTGTCCAATGTTTTTTGCCTTCTACGCTCATAGTACTATCTCCTGTTTCTTTGTATGTATATATTATATACTAGATAGGGTCATAAGTCAAGTAAAAATGGGCATTTTTAAGAGATTGCCCAGCTCTTTTATGGTTAGCCTCGTTGTGCGGCAGTAATATACTTACCAAAACGCTCGTGAAACTCATCAAAACATTCTACTTCATCTGGGTCAATCGGTAGTGAGTATTGTGTAAGAGCAAGTTTAATGCCCATAACAACCAACTCAGTTTCAAAGTTATCCATTGCAAAGCGTAGGAAGTTGTTTACTTTGTCATCGAACTTCTTGTCATTTTTATCACATGCTTCTTTCAGTTCGTAACAGAGCGAGACAGTCAAGGAATACATTGCACTGATCTCTTTTGTCTTCATCTCTTTAACTTTGCCGTCCAAAATATCAGTCGGATTAGGCATAGTTGCCGACACTTTGCGGTGCGCCATAAATTTCACAGCAAGACCTTCGCCTACTGCGCCACTAACCAAATCGGTAGTAGTGTTGTCATCATCGTCATCTTCCAGTAGTTCTGAAACAAACGACCACGAACGGGGTGTTGCGAACGAACGGCTTGGTGACTTAGGATCAAAGTCATACAAGTCTTTCTTGCTGAAGGTCAAGTAACCTACAACATCGCGGTGTACTTTGTTGTCAACTGCCCATTGGAACCAGTCATCAAAGTTAACAGCTAATTCCAAGTGAACGAAACGGTTAGCCAACGGAGCAGGCATACGATAAGTAACACCTTTATCTGCTTCGCGGTTACCAGCGGCAACAATCAACACGTTGTCGGGCAATGTGTATTGTCCAACCTTGCGGTTAAGAATGAGCTGGTATGCTGCCGCTTGTACTGCTGGCGCTGCCGAGTTCATTTCGTCTAGGAAAAGAATGATGTATTTGTGCTGTGATGCCATTTCAGCATCAGGCAGTTCGCTTGGAGCGCCCCAAACCATTTTGTTCTGATTTGGATCAAAGTAAGGGATACCTTTAATGTCTGTAGGTTCCCAAAGGCTTAGACGAATGTCAATAACCTTAGCTTCCATCTGCTCACCAATCTGGTGAACGATGTCTGATTTACCAATGCCCGGAGGACCCCAAATAAACAGCGGACGCTTTTTCTTAAAAGCACGTACAATGCTTTTCTTTGCGCTGTTAGGAGTAACGGTACGAAGTGCGGAGTTTTCCATTTTGTGTTCCTTTAAAGTTATCAGTGCTTGTTTCTAACTATGTATATAGTATAGCATCGTAGCAGTAAAGGTCAACCACTTTTGGTGTCTAAATCATCTTTTTTATGCCTGCCTAGTGCTTTTGTTAGTCCATACTTGCGTATGTCGCCGCTGAACAGGTGTAATTCCATGGCCTTTTTCTCGTTTGTTACTATAATGCCATGCTTGCCTAAGTAGTACGGACAATCGATAAAGTTATCCATCCAAATTACTACGTTAGTAGTAAGTTCAAAATCAGCTGGAAACGGAACTTCATAAGTAGTTAATTCTATGTCTTCTGTAATAAAACGAAATCCTTCGTCTGTTAATCTAAGACCGCCAGTGTCTTTTGCTCTTGTGTTCTTCCACCAAACAGGAAGGTATTCCTTAATGGCCAATTCGCTAATGCTTTTATCAGCAGCCTTAAGGAATACCTTAGTGTATGTTTCTTTCCAGTTCATTCGAAAATCGTTTCACCTGCGGTAAGTTTAACTACAGTAAATTCATCACTATCGAATAAGTTGTTTAGCTTTTTAGCTAGATTGAATGCGTGACCAGGATTCGAAAAGCTGGTCTTTTTATACTTAGGGCCCGGATAGCTCGTAAGCATATTTGCACTTTTAAGATTAAAGGGCTGATTTTGAAAAAACACAGCCCAAATGGCATCAGACTGTAACACCTGTTCGGTCTTATAAGTCTTCTTGTCCACATGCTCTTTTAAAATAGTCGGCTTTGGTCTGCTCATAATATGCGTTGTCCTTTAATTAACTACGCATATATTTATCTCTTTTTAGAGCAAAATTACCACTTGTTTCCGCCGTCCATTGTAATAGAAATAACTTCATCAGCACCACTAGTTTTCTTCACTAGCAGGGCTTCTAAATCGCCGTTTAAGCGTGTCATTACTTCTCCAAGTGTAAATGCTAGTCGACGAGCTTGCTCAATATTTAATTTAACTTCTCGCTGGTTACTTGCATCTGCACTTTTGACCTGACTAATAAACTGCTGAATAGGATTAGTGTTAATTGGTTCAACGGTTGACACGGCTTAACTCCTGACGCATTTCAATTTCAGTTTTAAAAGGACCTTTAGTAGTGTAACGTTCTACAGTAATCAATTTAGGACAAAAGCTCTTAACCCAGCCTTTTTCAAATTGGATAATGTAGTAGCCTGCACAATAAAGACTCTTGCTCTTGTCACTTTTAGTAAACAACGGCAATTTGCGTTTTACATCAAACATCGGATTAAACGGTACACTATTAGTTGCATAACCATGTACTTCTTTTGCTGATGTTTCTGTAATTTCTAAATCAGTCCAACTAAGTTTTTTATCAAGTGCTTTAGTAAGTTGCTTTTCACTATGATAAAACTTAGTACCTGTTGGGGTACTTAGAATGTACTGATCTTCATTCAAACTAATAGTGCCAAATTTAACACCTTGATCTTCTACAATCCAAAATTTATTCTTGATAATTTCTTTTGCATTCATGCCGGATACCTCGCATTTAGTGGCTCTGCATAATAAGTAGCTTGATCTGCAATACGTTGCATATCCCACTTAGCGCAGAATTTCATAAGACGCATGCCTACTTGATCTACTGTCTTAGGTACAGCATGCTCTTTAATTGTACTAGTAATTAGTTCTCTAATCTCTGCAGGTTGTGCAGTTAAATCACACAACACTACATTACGATTGTAATCATCTAGTACACGATGTTCAACACCTTCATGATCAGTCCAACGCTGCAACATCATGTTGTTCCAGTTAAAGCCTTTTGTTTCTTTATCTTCAAACGCTTCTGTAAGACCAACTTTGTTTTTAGTACCTTTAACACGTACACCTGGATAAGCAGAAAATACATTATCACTAGTATCACCACGCATACACTTTTCAAAGATTTGCCATTTAGGATTAGGTGCAGGCTTTGCCTCGCCAGTCTTCTTATCAATAATAGGCTCACGCTTCTTATCGTCAAAGTACCCTTCGTGTGTAATAATAGTGTTACTAACACCGTTATACTGTTTTACGTTAGGTGCAATAAGTTGTGCAAAATCGCCATCTGTACTAATAATAACATGAGTGTCATTAGGGTGCATTTGTACCCAACCTGCAATCAAATCATCTGCTTCTAGTTGCGGATGACGCATAACAGTACAGTTAGTCTTCTCAGTAACAAAGTTTTTAAACTCGTCAAAGATTTCCCAAAATGCTGTATCTTCTTCTGCTTCTGTAGGAGACAACTTGTCACGTGCAACTTGTCGATTGCGCTTGTAAGGTTCGTAAAAGTCCTTACGCCAGCTACGACCTTCTAAACAGAATACAACGTGATCTGCATTAAAGTCAGTCCATGCTTTCTTAACACTGTTAAGTGTAATGTGTAGCGCCATGCCTACTTTCGTGTCGATATCGCCACGAACTACGTGACGAGCTCTAAAGAATGTGTTTGCTGTGTCTACTAAAATATATGTGCTCATGATACTTCGCTTTTGCCTTTACTAATAGGTACTACATTAATATAACCCATTTCTCGCGCTGTGTCAAGTCCTTCTTCACCCAATATTTGCATAGCAATAGTACGAAACCATGCATCTACAATAGCTTCATTTGTTTCACCACTGTAACCTGCATCAAGCAATTCTTCAATAAACTGATTATTCCAGTCGAGCTCAAAGAAACCGTTCTTAATGTTATCTGGATTAATTTGTGTATCAAGTACAGCTACCCAAGCCTCGCCAGCCGCAGTAGCTTCTTCTTTTTCTTTTGCAAGAATTGCTCTGCGCTGATCTTCAGTGGTAGATTCCACAGGCGCCTGTATTTCTTCTTGCTTCTTTTTGTCTCTTACTAGTTTATTCCACCAGCCCATCATATCTGTTTCCTTATTTTATCAAACTGTTCTTCTGTGTGTATACCTCGGAGAATCTTTAAATCCTCATCAGGTACCCCAGGCATTTCCGAATAAGCTAATGTGGAGTCTCGGAGTGAATCTGTATCCTTTGGCCATAGCAAGTTTTGCAACTTCCTGTACGGTGAGGTTATAACCTTCAGTACGTCCTCCCATTGGCATAAGGTATACAGGGCAGTTAATACCATTTGCCCGATATGCTTCAACAGCGCGATCAACTTCTTCAACGTCAATGCTGTCAGCAACAACAAATTTAAAGTACATATCAGCGTTAAGTACAGAACGGTAATTGGCAGCAACATCAGGCTTAATAGCGTCTGTCCAAGATTCTCCAGATACGGAGAGTTTGGGTGAACAGCTAAACGTTGTTTTAAATCTTGCACGATTTTTGAGATAGTCTGCAAACTCTGCGTGTAAGAATTGCGTAGTGTTTGTTTCAAATGTAACATTGCGTAAGTCCTTCATTCTAGGATGCTCAAACAACTCAATATACAAACGCTGCCAAGCAAGTAGCGGCTCTCCGCCAGTGAGAATCAAATGGACATCCTGTCCATTATCCATAGTCCACTTACCTTCTGGAGTAAGTGATAGCAAATGATCTACTACTTCGTCAATAGTCTTGTCCATAACAAGATCTTTAAATTCAGGATAGATGCTTGCGTAAGTATCGCAGCCGGTAAACACCAGCGGCAAATCTTCAAATGTTTTAGTAGTCTCGTGTACTTTATCGTTGATAAGTTTTTCTACTTCTGGATTGTATCTAGTTTTTTCGCGTCCACGAGGCAGACCAAAGTTCTGACAACGGAAGTTACAACCGTATGTACGAAGAAATACACTAGGTACGCCTACATACGCACCTTCGCCTTGTACACTATAAAATGCTTCTGAATAGCGTAGTTTCATTTACACGCCCCTTCTTTTAAATATTCGGGTTTAACCATTTCACAAACAACTTCTTGTGTTGCACCGTCATAGAACAACCAAGCATTGATTTCACGCTTTAGATACCAGCCGCCTACACCTACTGCGATAATAACTAGAAGTGTAATAATATAAATTATAGCTTTCATAGCGGCAACCTTCCTGTATAAAGATCAATACCTAAACTGATCATACCCATAGCAAACAATGCTAGTATAAACACCTTTGCCATAATTATTGCAACATAGTTTCCTAAATTATTCATCGTGGTGCAAACTCCTGCTGTAGTTTAATGTTGTCAAAGAACTCTTTCTTAGTACCTGCATCTGTTTTAAACGCACCTTTTAGTACAGTTGTTTGTGTCAAACTGCTGTGTGCCATAATGCCACGATTCTCACAGCAACCGTGTGTTGCTTGAATATAAACACCTAGGTGTTCTGCATCAGTTGCTTTCTGAATCTCACGTGCAATATCATTTGCAAGTTCTTCTTGCAGTGTGCCGCGTCGAGCGCACCACTGTGCAATGCGGGTGTATTTGCTAAGTCCGATTAGTTTGTCTGCTGCAATAATACCGATGTACGCTACACCGCTTACTGGCTGGTGATGATGACTACACATACTTTTAAGTTCTGAACGAACTACAAGCATACCATCGTAACGATCATCGCTATCATTAGGAAATGCTGTTGCACTAGGCATAGGATCATAGCGTCCTGCCATAATCTCATTAAAGTACATTTTAGCAAGACGCCGCGCTGTACCGTGCGAGTTAGGATCATTGTGACGATCAATTACTAGTGCATCTAGTACTTGCTCAAACGCAAGTGTTGCACCTTCAATAAGTTCTTCTTTATCGCCCTTTTGTAGGACTTCGCTGATGTTGTCGCCTGCCCAATAGCGAATGTCTGCGTCCTGCAAACGGGCTTTAATTTGTTCTGCTTTGCTCATTTATTTCTCCGAGTTAATGACGTGGATGTCTTATATACTAACTGTTAGTATACATGATTATTTAGGTTTTGTCAAGTGTAATTAATAAAAAACTGCATTAATTATTGTTCTAAAATTTGGTGCTTCGTGGTTAGGATGTATTGCCTTGTGCGGAATACGACTATCAAAGATCACAATACGTCCTGGAACATATTCGACACAGTATTCTACTTCTTGTAAATCTAATGATTTAAAGATCGTTTGACCGTCCCATTCACTTTCCCATTTTAGATTTGGATAAAATAAAATACTTTTTGCTGTTTGATTACTGTGATCTGCATGGTATCTGTAAAGTTCTTTACCAGTATGTAAGTTTAACCATGCACGTTGTATTTTTCTATTTTCGAGATAAGGTTCAACATATTTCCAATTTGGATGTCTTGCTAACCCAAAATCGTCCCAATCCTTTGCATTCCATAAACTGCCAAGATTGCTTGTACTTTTAAAATCAGTGACTTGGCTATCGTACGATACACTAAAATGATAATGTGAATTATATAGAGCATTCATCCATATACTTCTAACATTAAAGTCAAACAGATCGTCAATAACTGTTATTTCTAATCCGTCCTTAGTAGTATGAACTAATTCTTTCATTGTTCTTTATAATTTCCCATTCCTGGAATAACGTTTCGAACGCCTCCGATTGGATCTTTTGTATCACCATCTCGTCTAAAGATAAGATGAACATGAGGATACATGCAAGTTTGTCCTGCACTTGCACCAATATTTAGGCCAATGTTATAACCTGTAATATTATTTTCTGCTTGTACGTTTTCATTTCCCATTGCTGTAGCAAACTTAAAACATTTGAGCAGTTCTTCTTGTGTGTTAGATTTGGGAACAACTAATGTGTGACCTTCAGTAACAGGATATGCATCTTCAAAGACTACAAAGTCTCGTGTATCATAGATTACATTAGTCCAAGGTGCTCGTCCTTCTGTTCGAGCAAGTTCAAGTGTATCAATATTCACTGACATTCTCCCAAGGATATACAAGCCAAACGTCTTCTTCTGCTTTGTTAACTTCGTGTACACTGTAACGCACACCGTCAAATGTGCTAGATAAGTTTTCAGTTAGAACTGCAAAGCGTACATTATTTGCCCAGACACTATTCCAAGCATTATCTTCACCAGGTAAACAACTGCTCATCCAATCCTGTTTAATCCAGTTAAACGTAGCACCTGTATCGTTGATGTCATCTACAATAAGAATGTTTTTACGCTTGTGTAGATCCCATCGACACTTTAGCTGTTCTTGTTCTTCTGCAGGAACATAGCCAAACGCATCTTCGCTCATCCACAAGTTACTTTCTGGACCTTGATCATCGTCACGCAAACTAACCTTTAGTGCTTCGCCGCGAACGCCTAGCATATTACAAAGGATAGTAGCAGGTACATTGCCGCCTTTAGTAATACCTACAATGTAGTCAGGACGCCAGTTATCTCTATACATCTGTAGAGCAATGTTTACACACATCTTCTCAACGTCTTGCCAACTGTAATAATGTTTCTTAATCATTTCAATGCCTCGAATGTTTTATATTTTTCCAACTGACGCTCGTAAGCATCTTTTAGTTCTCGCAGTTTAGGATACTTAGATTCCATATCCACGTCACGCTTTAATAATAGCATAGCATCACGCATTTCGTCAATCTCTCGCATAACGTCTCTGCCATTTACTAGCAACGGAACATCGACACGCATACTACCATTCTCACCACCGTCGATAGTAATCTTAGCATCTGCAATACTTGTAGAGCTAATCGCTCCTATTCCTGTATTTGTATTAGAGGTAGTATAGGTAGTATAGGATCCGTTAAATCCTGCCATAGTACCAATGTACGGATTAGTTTTCGAGCTCATATTTCTCTTTCAAATACTGTTCGTGTTGCACCCAATTGCCATCTTTGATAAAGCCCCACTCTCTCAACTTAGGACCAGGTACAAATAAAGTCCAGGGCTCAATATTAGGATCAAGTTCAATACGATGAAGAGACTTAGGACTGCTAAACCTGAAATGCCCCGGTCGTCTCCAAAATTTAC